CGCCAGCATACTCGTAAATAAATGCTCACGCAAGCATTGACATTCCATGCTTACGCGAGCATACTAGAGAAGTACCAAGCACGACGGCGGAAACGCCGAAAGGGAGTAAACACCAGATGGCAACACAGTTCACCGCATACAACGAATACATGGCCGCGTTCGACGCCGAACAACGCGCTCGCGCTCGCTCGGCCGCGTTCCTCACGGCGAGCGTCGCGAAGTACCTACCGACGCTCGCGCCGCCGACCTTCGCGCCGAAGGCGGTCGCGCCCGCCGCGGACTTCACCGACGAGCACACGTGCGACGAGGCGTGGCGCGCCGAGATGCGCGCCGCGCAGCGCGCGGAGTGGAACGAGAACACCGATTGGAGGACTCGCTAAATGGAAAAGCTAAAGCTCACCCCGAACCGCCCCGAAGTGATCGCGCTCGCGTTCACCGCAGGCAAACCCGTTTCCTCGAACTTCACCGGCGATCAGATGATGTACACCCTCACCGATGGCCGTCTCTGGTTCGCGGACCTCGAAGCCGCCGCTAAGGTCGACGCGCTCAACTTAGGCCGCGGCGAACCCTGCGAGGTCACGATGTGCATGGACCGCGCGAAGAACAAGAGCTACGAGGTTCGGTACGTAGACGGGGCAACCGCGCCAGCGACGCAAGCGCCCCAGGCCCCCACCCGCCAGCGAGTCGAAGCGCTGACGAGTGGTACAGCTGCCCAGGTGGCTCAAGTACACCCGCAATATAACGCACCCGCGCCCAACAGCACGGGCGGAGCCCTGATGGGCTGCTTCATGAGCGCGATCGACGCCATCGTCGAAGCGCAAGCGTACGTCACGCGCCGCGGCCTCGCGATCACGTTCACCGCGGAAGACGTCCGCTCGACCGCGATTTCCGCGTACATCGGACTGCAAAAAGGTGGCCGCTAAATGGCGGCCCACACGTTCGCGGTTCCCGACTGGAACGACCTGGCCGACGCGAGAGAGCAATCTCTCGCGGCCGGCGAGCGCCTCGCGGAAGACGCCGCGGACGCCGCGGCCGACTGCTGCTGCGGCTCGGCCGACGAGGTCGCGAAGCTTACCGTGAAGCTCGCCAAGGTCCACATGCTACTGAAAGCCATTCGCCGCGTCACGCCGCGGCCGGCACGCGCGGAAAGTGCCGACGACGAGCCGCTCGAACTCGCGGTGATCGGGCACGCCGCCGCGATTGCGACGATCCACGCGCGCATCGATTTGTATCTGGGGAGGAGCTAGCCGTGACAAAGCAAAAGACGGTAGTCGAAGTCTTTACCGAGGCGTGCGCGGCCTTCTACCGCGCGATCTCGGAACTAGATCAAGTCGCCGTCCCCCGTGGCGGCGACTTGCAGCACGAGGCGTACAAGGCCACAGGCGCACTGCAGAAGACACTCGACGCGGCGGTGAAGGACTGGAACGGGGAGGAAGAACTGCCGCCCGTCAGCCTCTGCGCCGGCGCAGATAGCTGGGAATCTTGGGCAGCGAAGTGCGAGAAATACGCCGCGGGCTTGGAGCCCGGCGGCTACTGCACTGAATGCTTACTGGCAAAGGGGAGGGCGTGATGGAGAACTGCATGATCGAGGAGCCCCCGCCCTTTGTCGGGCAGTTTGACGGCGAGGAAGGCGCATATCCCGAACTCGCGTGTCCGAGGTGCAACGCGGTCGGCGACGTGGCCGAGCTGCCGAGCTATTGGTTCCCCTATCCCGAAGGCGAGCGGGAAGCAACGGGCGAGACGCATCTCGAATGCGGCAATTGCGGCTGGAGGAGCGATGAGACACAATACTGATCCGATAGAGCAAGCGCGCCTCCTCGTCGAGGAGGCCAGCGGCGACTGGGACGCGGTCGAGCACGCGCGCGTGTTGATCGAGGGCGAAGGCGCGGCGCGCGAAGACGAGAGCGAACTCGAACGAGCGCGCCGATGATCGCCCGAGGACGCCGCATCACGATAAAGGATGTCAGCATCTTCGCAGGCTTCGCGCTCTTCGTGGCGCTGATCCTGTTTTGCATTTTCAAGGTACCCACGTAGACTAGAAGCTCGCTTCTCCTGGTAGCCAACTTTACCCCTCACGGCTTTGGCGGGCTGCGAGGGGTTTTTTCGTTTTGTGTTGACGTTCTCCGCGCCGCGGCGTCAGTATTATCCACAGAGGAGAATCACCGCATGGCAACAAAACCAGCAGCATCCGCGAAGGCGCCCGTGAGAAAGACCGTCGCGAAAGCGAAGACCGCCGCGACCGCCGCGCCGAAGACGAGAGCAATGGGCGCCGCCTCCGGAGGCGCGATGCCCGCCGCGACGCCCGCGAAGAAGCCGATGAAGAAGAAGCGGTAGACTTTTCGTCGTGTAACGTCGTGCCGGCATGAGCCGCCGGCCGGAGCGCCTCGCGTGCAAGCGCGAGGCGTTTTCGCGTTTACGACCAGTCGCGGTTCTTCTCGACGGACTCCTCGCGCCGACGCTTGCTGAAGTGCATGTAGATGTCGGTGCTTGCTGAGTCGCGGTGTCCGAGCCAGTCCTGGATGGCGTCGGGTTGGTTGCCGCGTTCCGCCAGATGCGTGCCGCACGAATGCTTAAGCGCGTGCATGTGCGCTTTCTCGGGCCGCAGGCCTGCGAGCGCGCTGTACTTTTTCATGAGCCCATCGAGGCGGAAGCGCGAGATACCCTTGCGGCCCTGGCGGGAAGGGAAGAGCGGACCTGGCGCTGTACCGCGGTCGAGCTTCAGGTACGCTCGCAACGCTTTCAGTTCTTCGGGGATGAGTTTGTGTTCCCGCGAGATCGAGCCTTTGCCCCTCCGGATGTAGAGCAGCCCGTCGCGGTCGCGGTAATCCGCCATCTGGAGCAGGCCGATCTCGTGAGCACGCAACCCGTGATGGTAGGTAATCCGGAAGATGGCGCGGTCGCGCCGACTGTCCATGGCCTTGAAGAGAGCGGCTATTTCCTCGGGTTGGAGGTACATAGACTCCTCCAGCTCGGTCCGCTTGAACGCTTTCCGCTTCTTTATTGGCTTTTCAGGCGCGAGTGCAACAATGTCCGCAGACTGTTGCACTGGAGCCGAAAAGGCCCGTTTTTTACCAATGTTTTTCATTTGAGCCTCTTTCGCGCGAGAGAGTAATGTTGCACTCGCGAGTGTAGAGGCTAGTCGCCATTGGCGACAAATGAGGACATTTACTCAATAATTACAGGGGTTTCGGGCGTTCGCCCCGCCGCGCGCGCCCGCACGTAAGTGGACGCAAAATCGGCCTTTCCTAAAAACGCGCCTACCCCGCCGCGGCCGCGCGTTCGCGCTTCGCCTGGCGCCAGCGCTTTCGCTGCGCGCGCGACATCTTCGCGCGCGTCTCCTGCGAGAACGTGCGCTTCTTCGGAGCGACAACGGCCACACCGCCCCCATCGCCGTCGTGGTTATGAGGCGTCCGACCTCCGCGCACGCGTTCGCGTAGCTCGGCTTGGATCTCGGCAATGTGGCCGACAATGTTGTCGCGACGAAGCTCGTACCCGAGGAGCGCGGCTTCGAGAATGGACCTTTCGAGGTTAGGCATTTCGAAGATCATACCCCAGCCGGCAGCGCCTAGCCCGCCGTGTGGGCGCCGCCGGCGCTTTGCCGCACCGTGCCCTGCGACGACTCGAACGCCGCGATCTGCTGCGCGCAGTACGCGCTGAGGCGGTGCATGGCGTCGATCTGGTTCGATGGTGTCGACAGGGCAGGGAAGCCGGTATTCTTCATCCATTGCTCGAAGTTCAGGCAGAAATTGCGAACCTGCGTGGGCGGTTCGGGTTCCAGGATCATCGCGGTGAGTTTCAGCATGGCCCTAATATACAGCGCTGTGACGACTGAGAGACGTGACGACCGCGCAATTCCTCACCCAGCTCGCCGAATCCTTCGAACACCCGAGCGTGCCCGCCCAATGGGCGGCCAACCCCGCCGCCTGCGCGAAGAACGCACGCCGCTGCCGCGACTTCGCCACGATCGCGCTCAACGGCGAAGACGCAGCGCGATGCGAACACGCGCGGCTTTGCGGCTTTATCAAAGCCGCGGCAGGTCGGTCCGCTTCAGCCCGGCGAGGCGCATCGAAGTCAGCCGCGCCTGCAAGTGGCTCCGCACGCGTACAATAACCGCGTAGCGCTGCGGACCGTCGAGCCCGTCGAGCGCCTCGTCGCAGCACTCGACGATATGCCCGACGGCCTGTTCCTGCGGGTTGGGAACATGCGGATCGTCGGGCAGCTTCATCATTTACGCGGTCGCGGGAGGCGGCGGCGCGGGCGTGAGCGACGCCGTCAGCGCGTCGAGCTTGTCGCTCGCGGAATTGATCGAGCTAACCGCTGTTTCGACGTCGGCGGCCGCGACCGAGCCGTCCGGTTGCTTCGCCGCGAGGAGAGCGGCCGCAATCGCCGCTAATACCGCGCTGGTCGACGCGGAGTCTCGCGCGACCGCCGCCATGAGGTCTTTTCCTGCCTGATTGATAACCGTGCCCATGTTGAGAAAGCCTTTCGTAACCGCGGTTGTAAGCAGCGTAACCGCTGTTGTGAGGTTGTTGATTGCCCCGACCAACGGATCGGAGCCACGAGAGAAGAACGTCACCGCGCCACCCGGCGCCGCGCGCGTTCGCGCAGCCGTTCGCGTTCGCGATTCGCCGGCAGCGCTTCGCGCCGCGCCCGCGTGGCCTTAGATTTAGCGGTCGCGCGGTACTTAGCTGCCGCCACGGTGAACCTTGTCGAGATCGCGGCGAAGTAACCCTCGGGAAAGGATTCTTCGAGGCCGCCGAGAGGACTGCCGACCAAAGAGCGCGGTTCGATCCACATGTCTATTCTGCACTTTTCAATAACCGGACACGAGAATATCTACAACGCCAGTCCACACCACGCCCGCGTTCGGCACGACGCGAAGGCCCGCGACCGTGTACGTCGTCGGCGGCTGCTTCACGCCCGCGACGAAGACCTGTAGCACCGTCGTGGTCGAGGTGAACCCCGCGAACGGATACGATCCGTCGGACGCGGCGTTGAGCCCGTCCTGCTCGCTCGTGAGGATCTGCGGCGCGTTCACGGTGATGTTCAGCGCGAGCGTGCCCGAGCCTGGCTCGCCAGGCGCACCTTGCGGGCCGGGAGGCCCCGGCACGCCTTGCTTCCCGGCGGAGGCGGCGTTGGTCGAGAGCTGGACCACGCCGGGAATGGTGAAATCGAGCGAGAAGCCCTTCATGCCGCACCAGGAGACTGTCCCCGCGAATGAGCACAATTGCATGGGCAGAAAGTAAGTGTTGGGAGGCGGCGGCGCGAGCACGGGCACGGGCGGCGCGGTCTGCGCGAACGCGCACGTGACGGCGAAGAGGAGGGAGGCGAGTTTGTTCACCCCTTCTAGTCGTCGTTAGTTCGTTCGAGGTTCACGCGGACCACGGGGTCGTCTTCGCCTACACCGCCAAAGCAGCTACACTCGCGACGCTGGTGCGCTACTGATCCCATCACCATCCGGATCGTGCATTCGTAATGGTAAATGCGAAGGTGCGCCGGTATGCGGTCGGAACCGCGTTCTTCCGCGGTCACGGGTTCGTTGCAGTTCGGGCAGTTCACAGCGCGCCCCTCCGCATCGCCGCGATGGCGGCGTTCGCTTCGCCTTCCGTGTAAATCTCGACGAGCGGCGCGGACTCGACCTCGCCGACGCACGCGCTACAGAGATCCGCCTCGACCCAGTGGCACGACTGACCGGCAAGATCAACGCACGCATCCTCGTCGGTGCAGCCGCACACGCGGCACTGAGCGGTCACCAGGCCGCCTCTCATAACTTCTCCAGATCCGCGCGCCGGTACTTCCGCGAGAGCCGCGCGACGCGCCCTTCGCGAGCGAGGCGGCGAATCGTGTTGGCTGGCAGGCCCGTGAGGCGCACAGCCTCGCCCATCGGCACGTAAATCGTCTGCAGCGCGTTCCGCGAAACGTCTTCCGCGACGCCGGCGAGGCGGGCCAGCGCAGCGGCGAGTCCGCTAAATGTCTCGGTCGAGCGCGCGTCGATGCTGTCTGAGATGGTCGCCAGCGCGGAGTCTTGCACGCGAAACGTCGTCTTCTGCGCGTTCACGATGCGCTCGACGTCGCCGGGGTGGAAGATCGAGACGCGCGCCTGCCCGGGCGCCGTGCGGAACTTCTGCTCGATCTGCCCTTTCTTCGCGAGGCGTTCGATCTGCTTTTCGCTCGCGCCGATGGCTTTCGCCGCCTCGGGCTTCGTGAGCCACGCGCTAAGATCGGGCTCGGTCGCGCGCGTGTCGATGCGGTCTATCGTCGCTGCTGCTGTGCCTTCATTTTCCATCGGGAGCCACCTCGCGCCTGCTGGCTTGCAGCGATTCCAGTTCCTTAACCGCGTCTTGCAGCAGGCGGCGGACTACGGCAAGATCACCGGCGGTGATGTGAGGTTTGCCTCGAAATATGGTGAGCATCCGTTTGATCCACGCCTTGATTTCTCCCGGCGTCAGATCGGCGCTCTCGGTCGCGCGCGTGTCTATGCGGTCGGGCGTTGTGGTTTCAGGCGACATCGGAGGCTCCCCTTCGGTTTGGCTTGACCTTCTCCTGGTAGTACTGCCGGGCGTATTGCCGCCTCGCCTCCTTTTTGGCCTCCTCGTCCTCCGTGCCGTGCGCGCGCGAGGCGGTTGGAGCCACGAGCGAGGCGAGATACTCGGGCGTGTGCCAGATTACCCGCTTCCCATCTTGGCCGCAATACATGACGCGGAAACACTCGTCGCAGAGTGTATGGCCCTCGGCGGCATGATCGCCACAGCCCGTGCCGCAGGGGATTGGATCGCTCTCGGTCGAGCGCATGTCTGAGTTGTCTACCTTCTTTTCGTTTTCCATTTCGACCTTTCACTTCGTACTTGAACCTGATGAGCATCTCACATGCTTTCACTTCATACTCGAACTTTCTATCAGCACCTGCGCGCCGACCTCGGAACACGTCGTGTCGATCGAGCCGTCGCGCCAATTCGGGCGCGGCCCTTTCCCGTCGCGCCACGCGCAGAACGCCGCCCACCACGCGCAGCGGAACTCGCCGCAGACCATGCAGCGCCCCGTGCGGTCGACCTCGAACGTCGGACCGCGTCGCGCGATCTCGGCGTTGAGCGCTTCGAACTCGTCTTCGGTATTGCGGAACGTGAGCGTAAACCTAATAGAGGTGAGATCCGCGCCCGGCGTGTTGGCGTACCTGAGTTGAGACGCCTCGGTCGAGCGCGTGTCTACTCCGTCTGGGATGGTGGGGCGCACGAAAGTTATCGAACCGATGACCTCATACGTTCCGCCCGCCGCCGGATCGACGCCCACGATCGCGCGCGCCGCTTTTCGCGGCGCCCTCCGCCCGCGCTTCGGCTCGCGCCCCGGGATCGGCGTGAGGGGCGCGCCGGGTCGCCATGCGAAGGGCTTTTTCACGCGTCGTACCTCGGATCGTCGCCGAGTGAGGCGAGCTGCGCATAAGCGTGGAAGCCATCCTCTCGCAGGCGTTTAATCATTCTGTCGACCACCTCGCGAGCGGCCTTAGCCGATGGTCCGTTGTTTTGAGGATGGCGGAGGGACAATTGCAGGCCGCCAATCACAGCAATCGCCGCGACGAGGTCCATATAAACCGGCAACACATAATCCTTCTTACCCTTGTTGTGTTCGACAGCGACCTCGGCGAGCAGCTTCTCGACGTCTTCCGGTTTCACGCGCCCGTCCCTTCCGGCATTTCCGCCGCTCGCAAAATCGGCCTCGTCGCATCCTTGCGCGTTGAACGCGTCTCGCGATGGTGAAGCTTGTCGTAATTAAGGTGGCACCACTGACAGAGGGCCTTCAGGTTCTCGTCGCGGTCATCGCCCGCAACGTGGTTGAGGTGGGCGATAGTGAGCACCACGCGAATATTGCGGGGAAGGGCGGGGAAGGCAACGTTTAGATCAATCTTCCCGGTATGGTCGCGCCAGTAGAGCCCCTCCGCGCATACCCACCACATACACCGCCGCCCCTCGACGACGCGCGTGAACGTGAACACGCGCGCCCCGTTCGGCTTTCCGCACTCTTCGCAGCCATCGCCCGCACGCGCGAGGATGCGCGAACGCGTCTCGAACCAGCTCGTTCCGCGGTAGAACTGCGCGAGATCCTTACCAATCGGCATAGGCCGTGTCCTTCTTCGCGCGCGCGAGCACGCTTTCGAGCATCTTCTCTTCGACCGCGGCCGCGCACTCCAGCGCTTGCTCGATATCGACGTCGGTCGCGAGGTAAAGCGCGCTCGCGCCCTGGATGATCGACTGCATCCGCAACGCGATGCCCGCGATGAACTGCGCGCCCGTCGTCGCGTCGAGTTCGTCCATGACGAACGCCGCGAGGTTCATGAGTTCGCCGAGCGCGATGCGGCGGTCGCGCGAAACGAACGGCTTAGGCATTGGCGCACCTGTCGCGACGAAAACCGTCGCTTACGCTTCGCAGTGGGATTACAAGGCGCGAAGACAAAAAGTGGTTCATAGTCACCTGCGCCGCCTTTCCGCTGCGGCGGCCGCTTCGCGTTCGCGTTCCGCGGCCTCGGGCGCGCGCTGGCTCGAAAGGATGCGCAGCAGCGCCGCGTTGTTGGCGCGCACGCGGACGATCTCGCTCGTCAGCCACAGGTTGATGACGAAGAGCACGAACGAGCCGCACGCGAGCAGGTAGAACGCGAAGTTCGTCACGCGCCCTCCCCGCTGTGCCCATAGAGCCGCACTTTCAGCCCCGCCGCGTTCGCGAGCCAGCCGTGCTCGATCTCGCGCAGGAACGTGTGCGCTTTCGCGCCGGCGAAGCGATAGAGCACGTCGCCCGACGCCGGATCGACCTCGCTCCCCTCGAACGTGACGCGCCGCGTCGTGACGGCGCCCTCGCGGAAGTCGGACTCCGCGAGCAGGTAATCGTCGAGGCGGACCAGGTCCGCCGCGTGCAGTTCGGTCGCGCGCGTGTCTACTCGGTCTGACGGCGTCACGCTTTCACCTCGCACACGAGCACGCCGCCCTTGGCGGCGATCGCGATCTCGATCACGTCGAGCCCGCACTCGGCGAAACGCACGCGGCGGCCCAAGCGGTCGAAGACCACGAAATACGGCGGAACGACGTGCGCGCGGCGGATGGCCGCGATCACGCGGCGGCGGGTTGAGGCGTAGTGCTTACCCAACCGCACCGCCAGGCGAGCGAGCGGAAGTTCGGAGCGCGGAAAGACGCGGGATCGCCCGTTATACCCGGGCCCGGGCATCAATTGCGGTCGCAAGATACCCTCCTGGCTCCACCACTGGATCTGCCGCTCGGTCGCGCCCGTCGCCGCGCAGAGTTCGCGCGTCGTGAGCGTGGCCGTATCGCAATTTGCAATAGCCGTACCCGTCATCGTCCTCTCCTTTCGCTCGCGTCGCAATACGCCGCGTAACGCCAGCCGAGTTCCCACGCCCACGCCGAGTCCGGCCACAACGCGACCGGGAACGGGTTCGCGCTTTGCGGCCACTTGCCGCCGTAGGCGGCCGCGCCCGCGTCGAACGACTCGGCGAGCGTGAACGAGACGCGCACGAGGCGCCCGTTCGCGACGCGCGCGGTCATTGGGCGCGCTCCGTAGTTTTACTGATTGCGGGAGGGTTGAGGAGATCGGGTACTCTGGTATTCGAAAACTCGACCCACGGAGCCCCCGCGGAAACGGGCAGCGCGAGTGAACACGCTGTTGGCCGGCTGCCGTGGGTCGAGTTTTGACCGCCCCGCGCCCACGCGGGGTGGGCTCTCCTGTTACGACTTCGGTCCTGAGCTAATGTAGGCACTCGCGCGCCAGGCGCGGCGTTGGCTCGCTCACATTCGCTCGCAAAAAGTACTAGTACCGCGGGGCAGGGAAGGCGCGCGGTCATTGGGCGGCCCTCCTCGTGAGTTTGGCAATTTTGCGCGGCCGGGCGGTTTCCGCCGCGATGCCTTCGATGATGCGATAGCCGCCGATGTCATCAAGGGCGCTGTCGATTTTCGCCTGAAGGGCATCGTCCAGCTTTTTCCGCGCAGGGTTGGGCTCCCAAGGCTCCCGCAAAAGAGCCGCAGCTTTGTACTTCCAGCCGTCTCCATCGCGGGTCCGGACGACGATACCTTTCAGGACCAGATCTTCCACGGCCTTGTGCGTCTGGAAGACATCCGCGCCAATGGCTGCCGCAATGCCTTCCAGCGTCGCCACGTCGCCGCTCATCCACTCGCGTGAATTGCGTCCTTTCTTCACGAATCACCTCCCGCGCCGTGCGTCTTCTCGGCCCGCTCGCGTTCGGCCCGCTCGCGAGCGTTCCGCTCCATCTGCTCTTCCTGGTAGCGCTGGTCGAAGTGGGCTTTCTCAGCGAGAAAGGCGACTTCCTTTCTATGCGCAGCCCCGATCTGTTGAGCCAGGTTCCTCAAAAGGCCATGATTTTCAGTAAAGCCGCGAGCGCGCCGGCGGACCAGGGCGAGGAAATCGGCGTGCGGCGCGTCGCCCAAGCGGCGAAGCACGTCGCGCCAGAGGGGCGCCTCAGCGGCGAGGTTTTCACGTAGAATCGGGAACAAGATCTCGTTCACCGCGGCAAGCAAACCCGCACTCGAGTGCGGGTTTCGCTCCCCTTCGTCTTCCTCAACCGCCTCCTCAATACCCGCACTCGAGTTCTGGTTTCGTTCGCTAAGTTGTTCATCTATAAGGCCGAACTTTTGCGCGAGTCCGCAGGTCTGCGCGTTTGGGCACGCTTCCGCGAGCGCAATCGGCGGCCCTCCGTTAATCTGAACGAAGACGGCGGACGGCGCGGCCTGACGTAAAGCCCTTAGGGGCGGGGAACTGCCGACCTCCGCGAAACCCGCACTCGAGTGCGGGTTTGCGTCGACGATCCCTTCCGACTGGGGCGGCTTGCGGGTGACCGTCCGCGGATCGCGCAAGGGAGCCTTCAGGAAGTTCTGGTCGAGAGCCTTGTACTCTCTGCCGCGGCCGGCGCGGCGGACCAGGAGCAGTTGCAAGCTGTCCTCCGCGAATTCGAGATCGTCGTCCTCGTCAGGAAGATCACCCGGCGCCCAGCGCCCGATTTTCTTGAGCGAGCGGTGCACAATTTCGACGCTGACGTTTGCCTCGTCAGCGAACTCCGCCTCCGTGATGCGCACCCAGTCCGTCCCTTGCAGGCAGTACATACGATCGACGACAGTGCCGACAATAGAGTGTTGGGTGGGAGTGCAGCGCTTCTTCAGCTTGAAATAGGAGCGCGGAATCTGTGAGTACGGGGCGCGCGGCGCGGGTCTAACCCGCGGTTCGGGGGTTTCTAGTTGTTGTTGGGTGCCGGCCAAAGCATCTTCTCTTTTCCTTCGCCTCGCCGTTGGCCGCTTAGAACGCGAAACGAAAAGTGCTCGTACCGATTGAAAGGCCGAAAGAAACTTTGTATTCTGGGTTCGTGGGTGCCGACATAAGCGCCTCACGGGTCCCCGAAGTAAGTTCGGTCCTGTCACATCGGATGTTGCTGTTAGTTTTTAGCGGCCAACAGCAGCACTGGTAGGGCAGAAGCAGCCGGTTCACCAACGTTGTTATGACCAACGTCGGCATCGTGCCGCCTTCCCGATTTTATTACGGTGGAGAACGTGGAAATGTGTTTATCGAAATTTGAGCTCCTTTCGCGCAAGCGTAGGGCTTAGTTTCGATAACACATAGAGCGTCAAACCCCTGTAAACATTGGGCGGCCGCTGTAGTTTCGGCCGCTTTCAACCGCACGGAAATCAGCGCGATCAGCGCACAAAAAGTCAACAATAATATCACGCAACGGCCTCGTTTAATGGCAGATTTTCCGCCGCGGCTCGCCGCCTCGCCTCTCGCGTCGCGGCCCCCTTGCGCGATATTTCAGCGCGTCTTTCCGGCGTGAGCGCCTTCGCTCGGGCACGGCCCCCCATCGCGGCGAACTCGGCTTGAGTGAGAACGGGCTTGGGGTTTTTCGGCGGTCGTGGCACTGGTGGCATCCTACGTGAAACCGCCGTTACAAGCAACATCTTTTTAAGACCCGCACTGGAGTGCTGGTTTCCAGGCGTGCGTGAAACCCGCACTCGAGTCGAAGAATTCCGTTTCTGAGTCGACGTTTTCGGACCTGGAGTGCGGGCTTTCGCGCCCCCCTCCTTATTGATGAGAGAGAGATATAAACCCCTTAAGCAGGCAGGCAGGTTTTAATACTCAGCGACCCCGCCGAACTGCCTGCCTGCCTCTCCCGCCTCTTCCCGAAACCCCGCCGAAAAAAAGAGCGCGCAAAAAGTACCCCGTACCACCGCGCCCCGACCTCTGCGACGTTTCGCGCTTCCCGCGCACACCCACTGCGTGCCGAAAATCCGAACGCCCTGCACGTCGGCACGCCGCGACCAACTCACGTTCGTACGCCTCATCGAACGCATTCGCCCCAACGAGTGGCACCCGATGGGGATCGAAGGGCCCACCCTGAAATGCGGCGTCGAGATCGAGGAAGCGCGCCTTTGGCCCGCCGCGCACTTCCCCCGGGTTCCGCTGCTACTCGAGTTCGCCGGCATCCTCGACGCCGGCGTTTCGCGCCAGGCGCGGCAGCCGCACACGTACGTGCTCTGGCAATACGACCTGGTGCAGCACCGCTTCCTGGAAGTCGTCCGCTGCACGGCGCACGGCATCGAATGGCTGGACGCCATACGCGCGCCCGCCTTGAACGCGCTACGCGATCCGGAACGCAGATCGGCGCTCACAGCAGCGGAAGCCGCGAAACGCGTCCACGAGGCTGTGGACGCCGAACTGCGCTACCTCGATTTCGAGGCGCGCGGGCACTTCCTGTCGAGGGTCTACGAGTCGGCGGCCGGCTGGCTCGCGCACTTGGATTGAAAACAAACCCCCGCTGGAGATTGGCCGCCGTTATGCTTGGAACGTATGAAGGCGCACGTTCTCCGGTTTCCCAGTACGCCCCTTCCTCCCTCCGAGCCCGCGTCCAACCCCAAACCCACCCGCCCCGCCTCAAGAATCAACGCCCACGGCCACGCCCAGCGCGCACGTTCGCGCCGCGACGCCCTGGTCGAAGCTCACCTACCCCTCGTCCGCCAAATCGCGCAGAGCGTCTCGCGCAGCTTGCCGCCGTCGTTCGACTTGGACGACCTGGTCGCCGAAGGCAACCTTGCGCTGCTCCAGTGCGCTACCCGATTTAGGCCGGACGCTCACGGCAATCCGCCGTTCGCGGCGTATGCGAGGAACCGCATTCGCGGCGCGATCCTCGACAGCGTGCGGCGGCGCCATTACCTCGAGGCGACGCGGCCGTCGATCGACGACGTGCAGCCGGCGAGCTGCGCGCCCGTGGTCGAGATCTCGATCGACCGGTTGAGGGCAGGGAAGCGCGTACGTGACGCGATCGAGTTTCTGCCGGCGGATCAGCGCGAGCTGATCGTTAACCGTTACCTCGCGGAGCGCCGCGGCATCGGCGTGACCGCGGACCTCGCGTCGGAGACGCACGTGATCGCGATTGACGCGTTGCGGCGGCGACTGAAAGCGGCATGACCGAGGCCGAGATCAGGGAAATCATAGCGCTTGCTGACTCTCAAACCGAACGTGCAAGGGAACTACAGCTCGCGCAGATTCGATTCAACGAGGCCAGGGGCAAAGTGTCAATGTACCTTTGGGATCTCGAACGCGAGTCGCGAGAGAAAACGCCTCGCGACGACTAAGAGGGCGTGGACCCTCTCTTTCTCACGCTGATCCTCTGTAGCACCGTAGTTCTCGTCGCTTCGTGCTTTGACCGCAAACCCCGGTTCATTGTGGACTTCGACGGCATTCACCTCGAAGCTCACTCGGCCGAAGACATGGAGGTACTGCTCGACGCCGTCGCCGAGTTCAATAGGCCGGCCCCGGCGGCAAGCGAGTAACATGCCTGCCAAACCTACTACCGTTAAACCATCGCTTTCAGAAATCGCCGCCGCCGCGCTCTCGTCGAACGTGGACGAACTCGGCGCGCTCGAGCGCGACCTCGCGCCGTTCGCCCTCAAAATCGCCAGAGTGAAATCGCTCCGCGAAGCAATTCGAGGGCACTACGACTCGAAGCCGGGCGACTCGGTTTTCATGGCGTACGGCGAGAAGTTCTGTGTCAGCCTCGGAATGAAGTCGCGCGAAGCTACCCGGAATATCCCCAAGCTGATCAAGCTGATCGGCGCGCGGCTGTTCAATTCGATTGCGACCGTCACGGAGAAAGCGCTCAAGGCGGAAGTGCCCTGCGCCGTGATCGACGAGTGCACGACGTACGCGCTCACGGGCTTTCGTTCCATGAAAGTGTTCGAGCGAGGACAAGCGTGATTTCGACCGTCGGCCTGCGCGTCACGTGGTTTTGCGCGAAGTGCCTCGCGCGCGCGCAAACGCATCAGGTCGCGCTCGCGGGCACGGTCACGCCGGCACTGCCGGAGGCGTGGACCGTCGCGGAAGGCCTCACGCTGTGCGGATCGTGCTCGGACACGTTCGCGGCGAGCGTTCGCGCCGTCGAAGTCGACTCGATCGACCTGGGCGAGTTTCGCGCCGCGTAGGCAGCGCCAACGCGCTTACGGCGACTTAGTACACATGCACGTGTCTCCGCATTCTGCCCAACTCGCCGCGCTTGCGCCTCTCGGCTTTCTGATGGTCGCCGACGGCCCTACGTCGAGCATCGCGCTGTGGGGCATGTTCCTCACACTGATCGCCGGTCTCGTCGGTCGCTGGCTGGATATCAGAAAGGAAGAGAACCGGCACAAGTGGGAGATCGAGGAACGCGCCGCGCAGGCGGCAGCGATCCGCGCGGACCTGGTCGCGCATCGCGATGAACTGACGAGGGCGATGGCCGAGAACACGGCCATCACGAACGCCGTGCTCGCGAAACAGCGGACCAATGCGGATAAGCAAACCGCGCAGGTCGATGGCTTGCGCACGCAATTGACGGAAGAGCACGAGGAAAACAAGGGTCTCATCGCGGAAGGCCTCGCCGCCGCGGCGCGCCCGTGAAGCCCGCGAATCTGAAGGCGAAGGCTGAAAGGCAACGCTCAAAGCGCGCGCCTTGTGGCCCATGCTTTTTTCTTAATATCGCTTCTCCCTTGCGCAGTTTTACCCGCCGATGCTTTGCGGCTCCGTTCGCTACGCTGTTCGGGGGTCAACTGCGCGGCGATCTTTTTACCGATTGCGCTTCGTTCCTCGGGCGCCCTACTGTTGTTAGCTTTTTTCGTAATAGCGCTTCGTTGTTCTGGAGTTTGACTGGCCCGCATCTTTTTAAAGCGATCAGCGCATGCTTCGGAACTTCTACCGCCAGTCGATGCTTGCCACAGCGAGAGCTTCTGTTCCAGGGTCCTCTTCGCCCATCGCTCCTTCGCGATATTGATTCGCTGTTCCGGAGGAATACTAGATTGAATCGCTTTCGCGCGATTACTCCTCTGCTCGAACGTCATCGAAGCGTTCGCTTTTCGAGCGGTCTCGCTTCTTTCCTCCGGCGTTTTACTGGCGTTGACCTTTTTTATTCGAGCGCTGTGTTGTTCATGCGTGAATTTGGCGCTTCTATTCTTCGCCACCTCGCTACGCTGTTCGGGCGTTCCCCAATTAAGGGTTCCGTCGCCTCCGTCGGTAGTATTTACAAGCCGCGCCCCGCGCGCGCGGTAGATGGCGATCCACCGGCGTTCGGCTTCGCTCCAGCCGTTTCCAGTGCCAGTTTCGATCACTTCGATCAACGGGATCAGTCCGATACTGACAAGCGACATAATCCACCTTTGCCGGTACGTCTCATGCGGCTTTCTAACCGAATCGCCAACATGAACGCGCAGCCTCCATTTCGGGCTCTTCGAAGTCCACCCCACATAGCGGACCTCATTTGTACGCGGGTTTTTTAAGACGTAAATCGACCAGTTGAGCAAGAACCAGTGTGCCCTTAAAAGCCAATATTTAATAGCCTAAAACGCGATTCCCTAGTACCAAAAGCAGATGGAAAAATCATCAGAGTCTAACATCAAGGCCAGAGCTTTTTTAAAAGCATTTCGCGTCACGGCCAGCGTCACGGCGGCGGCGCACGCAGTTGGTTGCAGCAGGGATCTCCATTACAGATGGCTTGCGGATAAAAAGGGCTATCGGGAAGCTTTTGAACTCGCCAAGGAGCAGGCTGCTCAAAGCCTGGAAGATGAGGCGATTCGCAGAGCTCACAGTGGAATTTTCAAACCCAATATATGGAAGGGAGACTTCTGTTACCCGGAGTCGGAATACGAGCTCGACGCCGAAAGAAGCACAAAGCGGAGACCGGTCTATAAGCTCAAGGACGGCGCGAAGCCTCGTGGCGTCCTTGAGTACTCGGATGCGCTCCTGATGTTCATGCTGCGCGGCGCGCGCCCCGAGCGCTACCGCGAGCGCGCCGCCGTCGAGATTCCCGGCTCCGGCAACCAGATCGCGATCACGATCACGCAGGCAGACGCCGACCTGTAATGCTGCTCACGCCGCGCCAACGCGAGGCGCGGCTGCTGCTCGGCGGCGCGCAACGCCACACGCTGCTCGTGGGCGGTTCGCGCTCGGGTAAAACGTCGATCCTCGTGTACGCGGTCCACATGCGCGCCATGCGCACGCCGGGCTCGCGGCACGTGATCCTGCGCCGCCACGGCAACGCGGCGCGCAATTCGATCTGGCTCGACACGCTGCCGAAGATCAATAAGCTCGCGTTTCGCGGCATCAAGCTCAAGCCGCACGAGCGCGACGGCTACATGTCGCTGCCGAACGAATCGGAGATCTGGGTGGGCGGCCTCGACGACAAAGAGCGCGTCGAGAAGATCCTCGGCAACGAGTACTCGACGATGTATTTCAACGAGTGCTCGCAGATCGAGTGGGCGTCGCGCCTCACGGCTCTAACGCGCCTCGCGCAGAATCTGCCGGGGTTGCGCCAGCGCGCTTACTACGATCTCAACCCGGCGGGCACGGGGCACTGGAGTTACCAGCAGTTCATCGAAAAGCGCATTCCCGGCACGCGGATGCCGCTGCTCGATCCCGAGAACTACGCGCACATGTTCATGAATCCGCGCGACAACGAGGCCAACCTCACCGAGGAGTACCTGCGCGACCTGGCGGCGCTGCCCGAACGCGAGCGCCGCCGCTTCCTCGACGGCCTTTACAACGCCGAGGTCTCGGGCGCGCTCTGGACCGCCGAGCGCATCGATGCGACGCGCCTCGCCGATATGGCCGCGATCCGCATGGACATGTTCGCGCGTGTCGTGGTCGGAATCGACCCGGCGGTTTCGAGCAATGAGGATTCCGACGAGACGGGCATTATCGTCGCGGGCCTCACGCACTCGAACCACGTCGTCGTGCTCGAAGATCTCAGCGGGCGTTACACCGCGCTCGAATGGGCGAAAAAGGCGATCCTCGCGTACCGGCGGTACCGCGCCGACATGATCGTGGCCGAAGTGAACAACGGCGGCGACCTGGTGGGCAGGAATATCCTCGCGGTCGATTCGATGGTGCCGTTCAAGGCGGTGCGCGCCACGCGCGGTAAGGCGCTGCGCGCGGAGCCGGTCGCGAATCTCTACGAGCAGGGGCGCGTGCATCACATCGGCTACCTGGCGGAACTCGAAGAGCAGATGCTCGGCTGGTCGCCGGTCGATCAAAACGCGAAGAGTCCGGATCGCTTGGACGCGCTCGTGTGGGCGATTACGGAGCTGATCGACCCGGGCGAACAGGAGATGCAGATGGATCTCGCGCAGCCGGGCGGCGTTCAGATCTCGCCTATCTGAATCAGTGTCTTGGCGACCGGCAGCGCCTCAATGTCGAACATTATTTGCCCATTTCCTAGCCTCTACGCACGAAAGTCCACACACTCACGGATATGGACGAAAGTAACTTGCTCGATAAGCTCACGCCGCGCCTCTTAGCCGTTGCGAAGGGCGTTGCCCGAGGCCTTGCGAACAAGGAAATCGGCGCGCGGCTGGGGCTCACGGAAAGCACCGTAAAGTCCTACCTCTCGCGCATTTACGTGGAACTCGGTCTCGCAAGCCGCCTGCAACTCGCGCTACTGGTGATCGCCGAGAGCGCGGAGTGAGCGCGCCCACGGTCGCAGCCGTGATGCTCGTGAACGGCCGCGAAGCGATGACGCGCCGCGCCGTCGAGTGCGTTCGCGCGCAGACGTATCCTTGCACGCTCGTGATGCTCGACACGGCAGAAGATTTCTACACGGGCCCACTGGCGCCGCATTGCGTGTATCGTCACCGCCCGGACCTCGAGCGGACGCGAAAGACGATAGGCGAACTCCGCAACACTGCGAACTACGTCACCGACGCGGACATCATCGTGCATTTCGACAGCGACGACTACTCGCACCCGCGCCGCATCGAAGAGCAAGTCGCGCTCCTCGAAGCGAGCGGCGCTGACGCGGTCGGCTACAACGAGGCGCTGTTCTGGCGCGAGCACCGGCACTGCAACTGCGCGCCGGATGCGCTCTCCCAGAACTGCACGGCGCGCGCCCCCGCCGCGTGGCTCTACGCGAACGGCGATCCGCGTTTCTGCCTCGGCGCGTCGCTCGCGTATTGGCGGCGCGCGTGGGCGCGAAAGCCGTTCGCGGCGACCTCGCAGGGCGAGGATTTTCGGTTCTGCCTGGGGCTGCGAACCGTAGGCGTGAGTAGCGTTCGCGTGATTCGCGACTTTGAGCAGCCCCCGGTTGAGTGCAAGGAGCCCCGCTTCATCGCGCGCATTCACGCGGGCAACACGTCGAACGCGTACCGCGGCATCGAGAACGCGAGCGAGTGGCGGCGCGCGCCGGAGTGGGACGCGTACTGCCGCGAAAGGATGGCGCTGTGAACGCGAAAGAGAAAGATAAAATCAAGACGCTTCGACGCCGCGCCGATTACCTCACCGAACGCATCACGAGCAACCCCGATAAGACTCTGAGCTTTGACTTCGCAGAGCGCAAGGCGATTCTGTGGGCTATCGAAAAGATCGAGCAAATGGAAGAGGCGGCCGCGTGAGCGTTTGGGTTTGCGTGCCTAGCGCGCGTAAGGTCGCCGAGGTGAACGCGTGGGGCGACAAGTGGCGCGCGATGGGGTACCGCGTGGCCATCCAGCGCGACGGCGATGTGCTGCCGGATTTTCGCGTTCTGCTGAAGAATGCCGCCGGCGATCAATCCGAATCCCAGCCGCGCGCAGATTTGGTGCTTCTTGCGCGCTACGAGGGATATGCAAAGGCAGTCAATCGGCTGGTGCACATCGTACTTTCGGAGGATCCCGCGTGCGAGTGGATCGTGATCGGCGGCGACGACGTGTTCCCGGACCCGACGAAGCGCGCGGACGAGATCGCGCTGGAGTGCCGCAAGCACTTCTACGAAGCAATCTCTTCCGTGTACCCGCTGCATCGCCCGATATGGGCTCAGCGGCGTTGGTGCCCGGAGATGCTGAAGGACGCGCATCTTCGCCCTGACTGCGATGCGTGGGCGCTAAATGGCGTCATGCAACCCACCGGCGACCGCTGGGGCGCGGACGAGGCGTGGGCGCGACAGCAGTTCCCCGACCGCCCCGCGTACATCGACCGCGTCGCGGGCTCGGCGTGGATCGGCCGCGAATTCGCGCAGCGCGCGTACGGCGGCAATGGTCCACTGTGGAGTGAGTACAAACACATGTTCGTCGATGAGGAATTACAGTGCGTGGCCGAGCAGCTCGGCGTGTTCTGGCAGCGGCGTGATCTCGCGCAGCACCACGCGCATTGGGGCCGCGACGGCTTCACGCACGCCGCGCCGGACTTTCTGCGCGAGGCGAACAGCGGCGGCCATTGGGCGAAGTACGAGGCGCTGTTCCGCGAGCGCAAGGCGGCGGGTTTTCCGGGGAGCGAGGCTTTATGAATTGGGGATTTTTTACCATCTGCCTTCTGTCGGCCATGGACATAGGTGTTAATTTGGTCAACGACGGGAAGCCGAGAACGGGGAGTTACAGTTTCTTGACTTCCATTTTCGCGAGCGCCGTCCAAATCACGATACTTCTCTGGGCGATGCACTGGACAATCCAATGAAAGCCGTCGTTTGCACGCTCGCGCTCGGCGGCTGGTACCCAGCCGGCGCGGCGCGCTTAATCCAAACCATGCGCGAACACTCGCCCGGCATCGAAGTGCACGCGCACGTGAACACGCTGCCCTTCGGCGCGCCCGCGAACGTGCTCGAGGACGGCTACAACTACACGGCGTACTGCGCGAAGCCTTTCGCGCTCGCCGCCGCGATGATGTCCGGCGCGGACATCGCGATCCTCGTCGACGCGGCGTTTTACGCGGTGCGCGACATTCATCCGCTGATCGATCACATCGCGCAGACGGGCTACTACCTCTGTGACAACGGGAACAAGGTGGGCGAGTGGTGCTCGGATCGCGCCATGACGCGGATGAACGAAAACCGCGACGATCTCATGCAGATGACAGAGTGCTCAAGCTATTGCGTCGGGCTCAACTTCGCGGACGGGCGTTGCGCGGAGCTGCTGCACCGCTGGTGCGGCTTCGCGTCGGACCGCCTCACGTTCGCCGGGCCGCACACGGCGCCGGATCGCGACGGGCGCAACCGCGGCTTCGTCTCGGTCGATCCGCGCGTGCGCGGGACGAGGCACGATCAAACGGCGTTGAGCGTGCTCGCGTATCGGCTCGGGATGCAGAAGCTCTCGCAGCGGCCGCGTTTCACGGCGTACGCGGAGAGCGCGACGGACGCGACCGTGCTCGCGAATCGAGGAGGCTTGTGATGTTCAAAGATTGGGAATGGGAAGATACGGGCTTGACGATGTTTTGCCTATTCGTCTTGAGCGTTGTTTCACTTATCATTTTCGCGATTTGCCAGGATCATTCGATTCGGTTCTATTACCTGATCGACGGGGGAAAGGCAGGAGCGTGCGTTGCTGGGCATCGTAACTGGACAAGCGACAGTACGGGCATCTTCTGCTCGCCGGATGCGCAGAACGCTGCCGAAGCAGCGAAACAATTCAACGAAGTACTCGCGACGGGAAAGGCCCGCAAGTGAGATACACGTCGAACCTCACCGCGCCCGACCTTCGCCGGTTTTTCAAGCTCGCGAATCCGATGATCCAGAAGATGGGCCACGACATTCCGAGCGACCCCGACTTCGACCCGAACTGCGGCTTTCTGAGCGACGACGAAGCCGCGATCCTCTACGCGGTCGCGCGCGCGTGGCCGAAGCGCTGGGTGGACATCGGCGCGCGCGTAGGCTGGACGACGTGTGCTCTCATCGATGGCGGCGCGCTGGTGAAGCCTGTTGATCCCGAGCTAAAGCTGAGTAACTTTTCGGCGCGCTTCGAGCAGAACACGATGCGCCACTGGGAGGGAGTATCGGAAGTATGGGCTCTCACATCCGAAGAGTTCTTCGCTCAGGATCATGGCGGCGGCTGCGACGCCGCCATGATCGACGGCAACCACGACGAGCCCGAGCCGACGCACGACGCGCTGCGCGCTATCGACGCGGGCGCGAGCGTGCTCGTGTTCCACGACTTCGCGGGCAAGCCGATTCGCGACGCGGTGAACGCGCTGCTTCACGGGCAACGCTATCCGGGCGACGTACGTGATGGCATCGTCAATCTGTGGCGCGCGCGCGTCTACTGGACGCCGAACGCGATGGCGGTCGCGTGGCGCGACGGCTGCGGCTTCGTGCCGCCGGAGCACGTGCGCGATCCGCGCGCCGATTGGAGCGGCATGGAGCGGATCGTCGCGGAGGATTTCGACGTGAGGCGGTGCGTGTGATGTTGGACTTGCTCGCGTTCTTAGTTGGGCTGGCTGCTGCACTGCTCCTGATCTGGTTCATAGAGCGGCTGGACCAATGACGCACCGCGAAATCTTCACCGACATCTACGCGCGCCGCGTCTGGGGCGACGGCTCCGGCGGCGGCTCCGCGCCCGGCGTGGCCGGGCCGTGGGCGGCCATCGCGTCGCGCGTGATCGCGGAACTCGCGCCCGCGACGGTGCTCGACGTGGGCTGCGGCGACGGCTGGGCGAGCGCGGGAATCGACCTCGGAGGCGCGAAATACATCGGCGTGGATCCAGTCGAGGCGATGCACCGCTATTGCTTCGCCGTGCACCGCCGCGCCACGCGCTCGTTTCGCTGCCTCGACGCGATTGCGGACGAGCTGCCCGACGCGGATCTCGTGCTGCTTAAGGAAGTTACGCAGCACCTGAGCGACGCGAGCGTGCGCGCGCTGATCGCGAAGCTGCGGCGCTATCCGGCGGTGCTGCACTGCGGGGCGTGGGCGGAACGGCTCGGTGACAACATCGAAGACGGCGGGTATCGCCCGGTAGTACTTGGTGCCTATGGAATAAAGGCGAGCCCGCGTGGAACCTGGCAATACGGTGGCACGATGTACCATGCAGAGCTTTGGAGTCCGTCTTGAGCGCGTGGAACTTTAAGGGGTTCCCGGCAGGGAACACACTACAGTTTCGCCATGGAATGAATAAGACGCTGACGCATCGAATCTGGATTGAAATGCGGCGGCGTTGCCGAAAGCCCCACGCGCACGATGCCCACCGCTACGCGGGGAGAGGCGTCGAAGTTTGCGAGCGGTGGCAGTCTTTCGAGAATTTCTTGGCTGATATGGGAGAGTGTCCCGACGGAAATAGCATCGACCGTTTTCCGGACCAGAACGGTAACTACGAGCCCGGAAATTGTCGCTGGGCAACAGTGGAAGAGCAACAAAACAACCGTCGATCCAATACCTTTGTGGAGATTGATGGCGTTCGCAAAACAGTAGCTCAGTGGGCACGCATTAACGGGGTTTCACCGCGAACGGCGGCCCAAAGGCTTCGCCGTGGGTGCCCGGCCCATATCGCCGTTTCTAAAGCGCCCGACAAAGGATCGAAGCTATGCGCATTGTAGCCATCATGCCTGTAAGAAATGAGGCGTGGGTGTTGGGCTTCACCGCGCGCGCGCTGCTGCGCTGGGTCGACGAGCTGGTGATCCTCGACCACGCGAGCACGGACGGAACGCGCGGCATTCTCCAGCAACTTGAGCAAGAATACAGCGGCAGGCTAATCCTACTGCGTGAAGACAATCCGATATGGGAGGAGATGCGTCACCGGCAAAATCTTCTCGTGTGGGCGCGCAAGATCGGCGCAACCCACGTCGGATGCATTGACGCCGACGAGGTGCTTACCGCGAACGCGCTGCCGGACATCCGCGCGATGTTCGAGAGCGCGAAGCCCGGCGAAGTACTCATGCTGCCCTGGCTCTGCCTCAAGGGCGGCCTCGACACGGTGCACGCGAGCGGCGTCTGGGGCGAGCAGAACGCGAGCGCGGGCTTTCTCGACGATCCGGTCTGGCACTGGAGCGCGGAAGGGCGCGGCGGCTACGATCACCATCACCGGCATCCGATGGGGCGCGCGGGCATTCCGTTTCACCCGGTACCCAACCGGCGCGCGGGGCTGATTCACTTGCAGTTCGTCTCGGAGCGGCGCTTACTCGCGAAGCAATTCCTCTATCAGCTCATCGAGCGCCTGCGATGGCCCGACAAGTTCACGGCGGCCGAGATCCGCGCGAAGTACTCGCTCACGGTTCACGCGCACCAGGTGAGCGCGATCGCGCCCGCGCCCGCCGCGTGGCTGAGTGGCTACGAGGACATCCTGCACCACCTGCACATCGACGCCGAGCCGTGGCAGCTCGCGGAAGCGCGCCGCATCGTCGCGGAGAATCCGGGCATTGAGCAGGGGCTCGACGACTTCGGGGTGCTGGCGGCAGCGCCCGCGACGACTAAGTAAGCGTGAACATCCGCCGCCGCATCCGAAAGCTACTCCTACGCATCGAGGCCGCGCTGCGGCCCGCGCCCGTCGCGCCCGATCTCACGGGCGTCGTGCGCGAATTCGGCACGCAGCTCGTCGAGCAGATGCAGCGCGCGGACTTTCAGCGCCGCGACCAGGTCGAGCGGCTGCACGAACTCGCGGAAGCGCGGCAGATGCAGGGCACCGGCCCGTGGCAGGAAGCCGCGGGCGGCATTTCGAGCGCGCAGCTCGCGCAAGGGTTTGCTCAAGATGCCGCGCCGCTGCGCGAGTCGGGCCTCTCGGCCACCGGCGCGATGGGGCAGCTCGAACTCGACTTGCAGAACATCGAGTGGCGGCGCGAAATCAATAACTCGTGGCTGGAGTTCTCGCGCAACGGCATCCAGCAGATTATCTTGTTGTGCCGCCTCTACTTCCTGAAAAACCCGATTGCGCGGCGGCTGATCAACATCGTCGCGTACTACGTGATGGGGCGCGGCATCGAGGTGTCCTCCGACGATGGGCCGACCAACGACGCGATCAAGGAATTCCTCGAAGCCAACAAAGCCGTGATCGGCCAGACGGCGCTCGCGGATCTCGTGCGCAAGTCGATCTACGACGGCAACCTATTTTTCGTTTTCTTCCCGGACACGCAATCGACGGGCGCGGTGCAGGTCCGCACCATCGACGCGATTGAGATTCAGGACATTGTCACGAACCCGGACGACACCACGGAAAAGTGGTACTTCCGGCGCACGTTCACGACGCGCACGTTCGACACGGCGACGGGCGCGATCTCGTCGACGCCGGGCGAGGCGTGGTATCCGTCCATCGGCTACGACCCGGCGGAGAAGCCGCAGACGATCAACAACGTGCCCGTGATGTGGGCTTCGCCCGTCTATCACCGCGCATACGGCACGGTCGGTAAGTGGCTGTTCGGGTGCCCCCCGATCTACCCGGCGCTGGACTGGATCAAGGCGTCGCGGCGTTACCTCGAAGCGTGCGCCACGCTCGCCGCGGCGCTCGCGCAATTCGCGGTCACGATCACGACGAAGGGCGGCTCGCAGGCGCTCGCGGGCATCAAGCAGCAGCTCGAAACCACGGTCGGACCGAATACCAACCTCTACGATCAGAACCCGCCGCCCGTGAACGCGTCGACCTTCGCGTCCGGACCCGGCACGAAGATGGAGGCGTTCCACTCGCGCGGGCAGGGGCTCGATCCGAGCGAATGGAAGCCATTCGGCGCGATGGCGTGCATCTGCCTCGACGTGCCGCCGACGTGGATCGGCGATCTCGAAACCGCGAATCTCGCGACAGCGCAGACGCTCGACCGGCCCACGGAACTCGCGATGATGGAGCGGCAGGAGGTTCTGCGCGAGGTAGTCGTGACCATCGTGACGTACGCGCTAAACGTGCAATTGCGCGCGCCTGGCGGCAAGCTTCGCGAGCGGCTAAGCAAGATTCACGACGTCTCTAATCTCCGCGTCGTGGAAGCGCCGCGCAAGCAAACCATTGAACTCGGGCGGACCCGCTTCACCTACCTGAATGAGGCGGGAAGGGAGAAGACGGGGCAGATCCAGAAGGACACCGATCTCGAAATTAAAGTAACCTTCCCCTCGATCCGCGAAGGCGACATTCCGGCGCTCATCGGCGCGGTGGTCGAGTCGATGACGCTCGCGAACAAGGGCGGGCAAATCGTAGGGATCGACGAAAAAGAAGGCGTGCGCAAGCTGTTCGAGCTGAACGGCTTCGAGAACGCGGATGAGATGGTCGAGGAGATGTACCCCTCGGACGGCGACAACGCGTACGACCCGAACCGCACCATCGAAGACGCGGCGGACATTCAGGCGGCGATTCCCAAGGCCGCACCCGCGCCCACCGGGCCGCAGGTTCCCGGCGGCAAGCAACGCGCGATGGTGGACAAGACGCCGGGGCAGGAGGCGTTGACGCGGTTAGGATGGAGCGTGGAGCGCGTGCGGAAGCTGCTGGAAAGGAAGGCGGCGTAGTGCCCTGGCACCTCAGTAAATCCAACCCGTGCAAGATCTACGACGAGCGCCACGAGGTCGCGGCGCTGGCGACGAGTCCGGAGCACGCGGCGCGCATCGTGGCGGCGGTGACGGGCAAGTCGCAAGAGGTCGTGCGGCTGAAGGAGCCCGCGAAGACGTTCGATTTCGCTGATGGCGGGCCGGTTCCTGAAGGTAAGACGTACCTCGTAGGCGAGCACGTCTGCGAAACCGTCATGGCGCTCAACTCCTTCGAGGACGATGAGTGCTGCGCGCCGCGCATCGCGAAAGCAGGGCGCGAGGGTAGGCTGAAGGCCGCGACCGCGTGGACGTGCCCGAAGTGCGGCTGCGACTGGACGGTCGCCGAGCGCGGCGCGATCCGGCATTGGTCGCCGGTCTCGGACGTTATGATTCTGAGGAGACCATGACGAACAGGCGCGCTTTCATCACTTCGCTTCTCGGCGCGCTCGGGCTTTCGCGGTTCGTGAAGCCGGAACTCAAGCCGCCGACATACACGCCCAATCTCTATCAGCAGGGCATCTCCGTAAATTGGCGCGCCATCGTAAATGACGATCTGAAGATTTTCAGCGACATATCGACGCGGCTTGCAGATGCCAGTAATATGCGCCTGTCAGACGTGTTGAATCAGGTCGCAGAAAACAGCGGATTCACGTGGGGCGCGACTCCCGACGGGCGGATAGAGTTTCGCCGCATCTCTAGACTGCGCGCCAGCGAGCGCCGCTTCAACCCTTCGCGGCTACCCGCGTGAGCCTCGTGCTCAAGCGCCGCGCGCGGCGGCTCGACGCGGCGGCCGCCGATCTCGAAGACGCGGTGGATGCTGCCGAGACGGTCCTACCCGGCACAACCCCCCAAGGCGATGGGAGAGCGCACGAACAGCTTAGCGAATCGCTCAAGCACCCGCGCCACGCCGTCTCGCTCGCGCCGATCCGCGCGGGCGTCGAACGCGTTCTCGCGCGCTTCTTTCGCCGGCAGCAGGCGCTGCTGATCCCGCAGATCAGCGAGCACTTGCGCCACGTGGTCGACAACAATAAGAATCTGAAGGAGCGCGAAGAGCAGTCGCTCGACGCCATCTTCTACGCGTTGCCGGACGGCACGCTGCTTCCCGCCGCCGTCACCGCCGGAATGGCGGCGGACTACGCGTCGCTCGTCAAGGCCGCCGTGAACGCGGGCTTCGCGAGCCTCGCGGACGAGATCACCAGCGACGCCGCGAAGCCCGCACTGAACCCAAGCGACACGTTCGTCGCGACGTACATCCGCGAGCACTCGCTCGAAAAGCTCGCGGACGACTTGAACGCGACCACGGTCACGCGGTTGCAGAACGCGCTCGCCGACGCTTACGAGGACGGCGCGAGCTTCGAGGAGATGGTGCAGGCGATCAAGGACGAGTACTCGGACTTTTCGACGCGGCGCGCCTCGATGATCGCGCAGACCGGGATGAACGGCGCGTACAACGTCGGGCGCAAGCAGCTCGGGCTCGATCTCGGGTTTAACGAGAAGAGCTGGAATCCGGACGGTCTCGCGTGCCTGCTGTGCATGGCGAACGTCGCGGAGGGCTGGATCGGGATGGACGAGGAGTTCGAGTCGGGCGACGATCACGCGCCGGCGCACCCGAACTGCGATTGCTCGCTCGATATCCGGATGAACAACGACGCGCTCGCGAAAGCCGCCTAACCCTCGTACAACTGAACGTCAATCTCGTCATCCTGAAACACGGCGCCGAGGCGCTGTTCGACTTCGCGGCGTAAGGATTCCTGGCTGTGCGGCTGAATCTTGCCGTCATCGATCTCGATAGTCACTACGAACTGGTAGATCACACCTTAAACCCCTGCTTAGCATATGCCGCGAGAATCTCGGGCCGCGCCGTGTCGAGCGCGGGGCGCATCGTCGGCTGCGCCGCGTGCCCGGTCCAGCCCTGCGATTTGTGATCGTAGACCCACCCCTCAGGCGTCTCACCGGGATACGTGCCTTCGCCGCGCACGCCCGTTCCGTACTCGACGAACTCGGAATGCGGCGCGCTCGCGGTGACCGTGCCGCTCACGACCGTGCCGACGAGCTGCACGCTCGCCGTGTGGATGCCTTCGCGGAACTCGCCGCTGAGCACGGGCGCGATGGCTTGCGCCTCGGTCACGACGGCGCCGCAGCCCTCGGTCACGGCGGCCACGATCTTCGGGACGAAGAGCCGCTGCAGGCGAACGAGATCGGCGGGCTTGAACGCGGATTTGGCGGCAAAATTCACGCTTATAAGTCGTCGCGACGACTAGTTAGCCATGAACCACTCTTTGTCTTCGCGCCGTGCAATCCCGCTGCGCAGCGCAAGCGACGGTTTTCGTCGCGACCGGGTGCGCCAGTGATTCTGCACTCCCTCACGATCACGGGCGCGAACACGAAAGTACCGCTTTCGTCCGGATCGCCCGCCATCGCCGGCTACACTTCGCCTAACTCCCTGCAATGTAAGTGGGTGCAGCTCGTCGCGTCCGGCGCCGGGATTCTCCTCGGCGGCGCGGAAGTCACGGCGAGCGTGGGCTTCCCGCTCGCGTCCGGCGCGGGGCAGTTCACCGCGCCCATCGCCATCGACACGGATTTCTACGATCTCTCGAACATGTTCGCGTACGTGCCGAACGGCACGACGCTTTACGTGCTCTACGGCGGCTAAGATGCGAAAACTCTACATTGGCATCGCAGGGCTCGTCTTTCGCGGCGTGATGGCTGCGCAGTACACGCCGCCGCCCGCCGGCGGCGGCGGCGCTCCGACGGGCGCCGCGGGCGGCTCGCTCTCGGGCACGTATCCGAACCCCGGCGTTTCCACGTCGCTCGTGATTCCCTCCGGCGCTTCCGGCACGACTCAGACGGCGGGCGATTCGTCCACGGCCATTGCTACCGACGCATTCGTTTCGACGGCGATAGCCAACGCAATCGCGGGCGTCAATCCGGCGGTCGCGGTTCTCGCGGCGTCCACCGCGAACGTCGTCGGCACGTATGCAAACGGCGTCTCCGGCGTGGGCGCGACGTTCACGGTGACAGCGACCGGCGCGTTCTCGCTCGACGGCATCTCGATCAGCGCGATCGGACAGCGCGTGCTTTTCAAGAATCAATCGAGCGGCTTTCAGAACGGCGTGTACATGGCGACCGTCGTGGGCGTTTCGCTCGTGTCGCCGGTTTTCACGCGCGCTCTCGATTACAACCAGCCGAGCGACATCAACAACACCGGCGCGATCCCCGTGCAGAGCGGCACGGTGAACGCGACAACGAGCTGGCTTCTGACTTCGACGGTTAACACCGTCGGTACCGACGCGCTCACCTACGCGCAGTTCTCGGTCTCGCCTACGCCTACTATCAATATCCAAACAGGGACCACTTACACGCTGCTTGCCTCCGACAGCGGAAACATAGTCACGTTCAATAACTCGGGCGCGGTCGCTTGCACGGTGCCAACTGGTCTCGGCGTCGGGTTTAACTGCCTGATCGTGCAGCTCGGCGCGGGCGCTGTCACGCCGACAGCGTCTTCGACCACGCTCAATCAGCGGCAATCGTTCACGAAGACCGCCGGGCAGTTCGCCGTGCTGAGCGTCGTCGCGTACGCGGCGAACACGTTCGTGCTCGCCGGGGATATGGCGTGAGGGCTTCCCTTGCCGGGGCGGTGGTCTATCCGAAACCGGCCGGGCCGACGTTCGTGCAGGCGAAGGCCGCCGGCGTAGCCGGGCCTGGCGCGACGACTGTCACGTGCACATTTACGGCCAATGTCACCGCCGGGCATTTGATCTACGCGACCGTCTTAGGTGTTAGCAACAGCGCGGTTTTCACGTTTTCGGACGGCCAATCCAATTCGTATACGACCATCGATCCGGCTAACGCGGTGGCCAACCCGCAGGCGTCTAACGAGGCGTTCACGATTGCCGCGTCGAGCGGCGCGCTCACGGTCACGGTAGTGGCCGGAACGTCGCAAGGCACGGGGCTGACTCTCGTAATCGCCGAACTTGCAGGCGTCACGGCGGTAGATCAGCACAACAGTGTGCAGAATGACTTTGGCGCGGTGCTGAAGTTTGTGGCCGTCACAACAACCCATGCGAAGACAATCGTCATCGGCTGTACCGGGCAAGACGCTAACACGACATATGCCGGCGCTTCCGGCTGGACACTGGGCACTCAGGTGGCCGTTCCCGGAAAGAACGCTTCAGCGGCATTCGTCTATCAGATCCAGTCGTCCACGGGAACATATACGCCGGCGATGACGGCCGCCAGCGTGAACGACCAGTGGCATTACACGGTCGCGTTTTTCTAGTCCGCGCTCGCTTCCCCCGGCGGCGCGGGCACGCCGCGAATCGCGTACGCGATCTCGGGGCCGCTAAAACGCTGAATCGACGTCTTCGGAAAGCGCCTCTCGAACTCGTCCGCGAGGAACGTCCGCATCGCTTCCGCGCCCGCCGCGAAGCCCGCGCTGCGCGCGATCTTCTTGCCGAGCGGCCGCGTCTCCTGGCGGTACTTATTGCGGCACGCCTTGCACCAGCGCGGGTAGTCCGTGGTGTCGAGCGCGCCGTGGCACTTCGAGCACTCGGTCGCGTTCTCGTTATCGGCTTCTTCTGTGGCTTTGTCTTGAGTGGGGACGACGGGTGGCTTCACGCCTGTAAGTCGTCGCGACGGGTTCGGAGCGGCGCAATGTAAGCCATTTTCGCGGCGTTTCCGGCGCAATGTAAGCCATTTTCGCGCCGCGATCTTGTTCGCCTTCGGGGCGGCTGCGACGCTGCGGACGACTCATGATTCTCCGCTCCGGTTTTCTGCTGATCGCGCAACGCCTGCAAGAAGCCGCGGACAAGATTTCGCACTCCACCGTCCGCGACCACTTGCGCGACGCCGTCCAGGACGCGCACAAGGGCAGCGGTAAATGGGCTAACTACGTAGACCACACCGGCGACGGCGCAAGCGGCGATTGCATTTACTCGTGCGACGGCGACACGATGTCCGCGCCGTACTCGATCACGGCGACGGGCACGAAGCAAACCGCCGCGCTCGACACCGACAAAGGATCGAAGGTCATTCCGGTAGTCACATACAAAAAGCAAATGACCGAGGCGGCCACCGATCCCGTGGCAGCCGCGGCCGCCGTAATCGCAGCCACGAAGACGGCGGAAGCCGCCGCGGCAGTCGCGAGCGAGACCGCCGGCGTGAAGCTCGTCGAATCGGCCGGCGTTGAATTTCTCACGGGCATCAACGTCGCGGAAGCCGCGCGCTCGACGTACCCGATCAAAGTGATCTCCCCCGGAACCGGCAGCAGCGCGCACTATCCCGCGGCTGTTGTCGAGCAGATGGCGCCGCTGGTCAAGCCCGGAACACTGATGTTCTGGAATCACCAGACCTCCGCAGAAGAGGCAGAGCGCCCCGAGGGCGATCTCGACCACCTCGCCGCGATTGTCACGAAACAAGGCGTCTGGAACGCGGACGGCCCGAAAGGCCCCGGCGTGTACGCCGAGGCGAAAGTGATGGCCGACTACGCGCAGAAGGTCGAAGAGCGCGCGCCGCACATCGGCCTCTCGATTCGCGCCGGCGGAACTACCACCGGCAAGACGGTCAACGGCAAACCCGAACTGAAATCGATCGACCACATCGAGTCGATCGACTACGTGACGAAGGCAGGCCGCGGCGGCCTGGCGCTCGTCGAGGCCGCCACGTACGCAGGAATTTTAGCTCTACCCGAGGCGGCGCGGATCGCTGCCAACCAAAACACAGGAGACAGCATGACCCCCGAACAACTGAAAGTCCTGGAGGCGGCCGGAAAGCTGATTCTCCTTGGCGAAGCTCGACGCGTAGCGCTCGAAACGCTTAGCGACGTTTCGCTCAACGAATCCGCGAAAGAAGAAGTGATCCGGCGCGTATCGAAGGCAATCCCCACGAAGGAAGGCATGCTCGACGACGCGCCCTTCCGCGAGTCCGTGAAGGAAGAGGCGAAGGCCATCGGCGCGTTCGTCGCGTCCGTCTCAGGCTCGGGCAACGTCCGCTACATGGGCGGCGGCGGACCCACTCCCGTCGCGATCACTGAAGCGCAGCGCGAAGTCGACCGGGTCGCGGGCGAACGTCGCATCAAGGAATCCGAGAACATCTTCGGCGATCTCCTGGGCGACCCCACTGCCGCGAAGTTCGCGGCCAAAGGACGGGCAGCCTAATGATCAACCAAGTCTATGCCGGTACCGACACTTCCCGGCGCAACCCCGCCGCGTGCCTCTCGACCGTAACCGGCGGGCAGCCGGTTCTCATCGGCGCGCTTCCCGCGATCGCGCTCGACACCGCGGCGAACGTCGCGAATCTGACGCCTTCGTTTCTGTTCGGCGGCTCGTTCTCGCTCACGGTCACGGCCAAGAGCGCGCTGTCGCCCAGTGTTAACAAGGCCATCGCGCCCGGCGATCCGATTTACGCGGACGGCGGAACGCTCGACGCGGCCTCGAACATGACCACCGGCTTCACGCTCGACGCGGCCTCCGGCGGCGTTCTGTTCGGCCATCTTGACCCGATCGGCCCGGCGCTCGCGACCGGCACAACCGCCGTGGTCACAGTACTGCTTTCGAGGGGGATGTAATGCAGCAGAACCAGATCAGTGAGTTTCAGCAGGGCGGCATTCTCGCCGGCCAGTTCCTCCGCGAAAACGGCGACCGGATGCTGCAGCCCGGCTTCGACGGCGCAGTCACGAGCCACGCTTCGATGTCCGGCTTCACGTGCGTGACGAAGCCGCGCGGCCCGCAGCGCAACGCCCACGAAGCGCGCGTGATGGAAGCGGCGCGCTTGTTCCGCGACGTGCTCAGCGGCCAGACCAACCCGTTTTTCTTCCAGCAGGCGATGGCGCCCACCGAAGACATGGCGGTGGCGTGGCTGCAAGAGAATTACCCCGGCATCTTTCCGGCCAACCTTCGCCGCGGCCAGTACAGCTTGCGCGAGGTCATGAGTGTCACGGATTATCAGGCGCTCTTCCTGGACGTGATCGACCGCTCGTACTTCGGCTATTACAGCGCGTACCCCATCGTGAGCCTCCCGCTCGTGAAGCAGCACGATCTCCGCGACTTCCGCGCGCGCTCGATTTACATGCTCGACAGCCTGGTCACGCCGTTCACGGCCGAGGATGCCGCAGGCCCCGCCGCGCAGCAGGCCCTTACCGGCCCGGTACCGCAGGGCGGCGCCGTTCTCGCGACCGCGTCGACCGGCCCCGTGAATTACCAGCCCACGCTCTACCAGTCCCGCGCGAGCGTGAACTGGCGCGCCATGGTGAACGACGATCTCGGCATCTTCCGCGATATCGCCGCGCGCCTCGCCATCGTTGCCAACCGCGGCATCGATATCTTTCTGACCAAGTTTTTCTTCGGCGCAGCCGGCCTGAACGCGAATCTGTTCAAGGCTGGCTATACCAACCTGATCACCACCGCTTACGGCGCGGCGTCGAATAACCCTGCGCTCTCCCAGCAGGGCATTCAGGACGGCTTTAAAGTGCTCGCGGCCATGAAGGATTCGAGCAACCAGCCGATCTTAATGTCCGGCACTCCGATCTTGGTTTACGGCCCGTCTTACACGGCCGTTGCCGAGAATCTCAAAGGCTCGATGCGTTCCTTCGTGCAGGTCGAGGGCGGCACGAGCAACGCGCAGGGCTTCCCGGCGCAGCTCGTCGAAGCGACCAACTGGGCCATGCAAAACATGAAGCTCGTGATGAATCCCTACATGCCGCAGGTAATGAGCGGCGCGGCGGGCAACATCGCGCAGACCGCGTGGGCCATCGTCATGGACCCGAACGCGCAGAATCGGCCTTGCGTTGAAGTCGGCTTCCTGAACGGCTTCAAAACGCCGCAGATGTTCCGGCGCGCGGGCAACACCATGTCGATGGGCGGCGGCATCGTCGAGACCATGGGCAACTTCGACACCAACGACAGCGACACAAAGATCGTGTCCGTCTTCGGCGGCACGGTCGTCGACGGGCGCTCTTGCGTGGGCAGCAACGGCAGCGGAAGTTAGTCCCGAATCCAACGGTTTCACCGAGCCCGCCGGTTTAGCTGGCGGGCTTTTTCATTGACCAAATGGCGAACGGAACCTTCACTTACGGAATCAATTCGGGGCAGCCCAACTACCCGATTGACGCACCGCGCCTATTGGTTTCGGATACCCAGCAGTTCGCTGCCGATGGCACCACCCCGATCTTCATTTTCAGCGATCAAGAAATCCTCGGGATGGAGTATATCGTCCAGGCGCAGTTTCAGAGCGGCATGTTCTTCTCGACGCCTGGCGGCCCTCCCGGCGGCGGCTCGCTCGGCGCGTTCCTGCCCTCGCAGCCGATCCCCTACTACCGCGTCGCCGGAATGCTCCTCAGCTCGCTCGCGGCGAACAAGGCGCGGCTCTCCTCCGTCGTGAAGCTGCTCGACGTGACCCTCGCGCCTGATAAGGCGGCGAAGGCGCTCATGGATCAAGCGAAGGCTTACTTCGACGCGGACGACAACAGCGGCGCGTTCGTGATTATCGAGCAGGTCAATAACGATTTTTCGTTCCGCGATCGCTACTGGGCTCAGTGGCTCCGACAGGGGGCCGCTTGACCAAGGTGCGCTCTGTGTCTTCGCGCCCTGCAATCCATGTCCGCAGCGTAAGCGACGGGTTTTGTCGCGACCAGGTGCGCCAATGAATCAGTCGCTCGCGTATGAATTCGCGGCGGTCGTGCCCGCCGTTCTCGCGACGGGCCTTTGCGACTCACTCGTCTCGATCCAGCTTCCGGACGGCGTGCTGATCGACGCGGGGCAACCCTCCGGCGTCTACGTGCCCGTCAGCGGCCTGCAGAACCTCGTCGTGATGTCCGCGCCGATGTCCGAGGCGCGCATCGAGGCCAACGAAAACAAGTCTGAGGACGAAGTACAGAGCTTCGCGCCGCGCCACGTGTGGGTCGCGGGCTTCTATCCGCAGATCGAACCGCTCGCCGCGCAAGGCGCGCAAGCCGTGATCGACGGCGTCGCGTTCGACCTGATGGGCGCGGAAGCGGATTCGCAATTTCAGACCACGCGGCTCTCGGTAAGGACGTCGGGCCTATGACTCCTTCTTGCGAGATGAAGCTTCGCCTCCTCGCGCAGGCGAACGCGCCGCTCGCCGCGGCGCTCACGTTCGCGACGCCGGCCGGCGCGAGCGCGTTTTGCTGGTTCGATCGCCAAATCGCTCAAGGCGACATCGGCGCGCCGTCCGACAATCGCACGGTCGTGGCCGTGAAGCGCGTGTCGACCTCGCCGCGCACGCAGTTTGGCAATCAGGGCGGACCGGTTCAGAATATCGCGCTGATCCGGATCCAGATCGACATCGCGGATTACAACGCGGAGCGCGCGCGCCAGGTCGCGCAGCTCATCGTGAATTTCTTAGCGTCGGTTTCGCTGCTCGACGCCGGCGCATTCGGAAGCCCGACGACAGCGCCGAATCAGAACCCGAATTACCTCCTCAACGAGCGTTCGGGAATGCTGTTCAACCTTCAACCGCCCGTGTACGTGCACTCTCAGGACTGGCGGCTTTGGAACCATCAGGCGATACCGGCCTCGTAGACCGGGAACCAGCAAAAGCCCGGACGGTCGAGAGATAGACCGGGCCAATAACTACCGCCGAGACGGCGGAAGGAAACTATGTCGCTCATCAACGTCACTCTCCCGTATAACAACTCCGCCGGCGGCGAGGCAGCCGTAGGCTCCGTCCTCTTCGTCGGCTCGCAGGGCTCGCCCACCACCTATCTGCCCATGGGTAACTGCGGAAACATGAAGTGGGGGATGAAGGTCAAAACGGCCGACGTCACCAACCAGGGCACGCAGTGGACGCGCTCGATCCCCACGCTATTCGACGGCGGCACGTTCACGTGCGACGTCCACTTCATTCCGTCCTCGGCGAACACGGCCACGATCGAAGGCCATAGCTTCACGAGCGGCCTCGGTTCGCTGTTCACGCAGGGCGCCATCCTCCCCTGGAAGCTCGTCTTTCCGGACGGCACCACCGAGTACTTCACCGGCTTCATGACCGATTTCCCCATGAACATGGACCTGCAGAAGGATCTCGATGTTTCGCTCACGATCACCGTGATCGGAGAGCCGGTACTCGCCTGATGAGCCCTGTCGAATACCCCACTGTCCAGGTGGGCGGCAAAGCTTACCAGCTGCGCTTCGCCCACTCGGCGTTCTTCCTCCTGCAGTCCTGGGGCTACCAGATCGGCGATCCGGCAAAGCCGGTACCCGTCGAGGTCCTCGCGGCCGCCGCGCTCGGCACCATCGACAAGAAAGGCGAGTGGCGCAGCGCTGGATTAACCAGCGTCTTCGACCTGCTCGACCTGATGATTCCCGGCGTCGAGCGGCTTCCCGATCTCGTCGACCCCGTGATGGACGCCCTAAAAAAAGCCGCGCCGAAGGCGGATCTCGCGCTGGTTCCGTCTCTGCCTTCGGCGGCGCCGGCGGAGAGCGAAGCGGTCAACTAACCGAGCAGGAGTGGCTGCAGCTCGAAGCGGGCGCGACCAATCGCGTGCACGGGCTGGGACTGACCCGTAAGGAGTTCTGGCGCGCGACGCCGCGCGAGCTGGAGGCGCACTCGCGCGTAGCCGAGCAGCGCCGCGACTTCGTGTCGAGCCTCTACGCCGGCATTCAGTCGACGCTGCACAACGCGCACTTTAAGCCACCGGGGAAAAAGGGATTCACGCCGGCCATGTTCCTCTCGACGAGCAAAACGGAAGTCTCCGACGTGCCCCAGTGGAAGCGCGATCTCGAACACTCGCGCTCGGCGCTCATGCTCGCGAAGCGGCACGACCCTAACTCGGCCGAAGCCAAACAGACCGTGAGCCAATCGCAGGACCGCGCCGCACGCGCGAAGGCGGCGAAAGAGCGCGGCGAGTCGCGTGAAGTCATTGAGCGGATCATGACGGGGGTCGCGTAGTGGCCGTCGAGTCGATCGGTTCCGTCTCCGTCCTGATCGGCGGCGACTACTCGTCGCTCCTCATCGCGTTCGGGCAGGCGCAGGCGGCCGCGCAAAAGGCGGGCGCGGGCGTAGCGAGTGCTTTCAACGCGGGCGCCGGCGCGGCTCCGCAAATCGTAAACCAGTTCGGGCAGGCGGTAACGTCTGCAGGCGCCGCATCTTCCACGGCGGCGCCGCAAGTCGGCGCTCTCTCCGCGCAGACGGCCGGCCTCGCGACGAACGCGACGGCGGCGGCCAACGCGCTCGTACAGCAAGCGGCGGCATCCCATGCGGGACTAACGCAGATTCAGGCCACTAGCGGAGCGCTGCGCGTGCTCGAAGGCTCGGGCGGCATTCGGGCGGCAGAGCGGTTCCTCACGATGATTCCGGGCCTCGGCGCGGCGCTTGTCGCGGTATTCCCGCTAGTGGGCGCTATTGCCTTTTTCGACGTGCTCGTGAAGATCGGCGGCGAACTGGCCAAGTTCTACGCCGCGGCGGCGCAGGGGCCGGAGCGCGTACGTGGCGCGTTCGCGGAACTGAACGCGGGACTTGAAACTACCAACGACGAACTGCAGCTTGCGAACGACAAGCTCGACAACCAGATAGCGAAGCTCACCGGAAAGCAAGAGAACGTCCTCAAGGAGATGATCGACGAGGCAGCGCTTGCGGTCGATCGTCTCGGGGCCAAGCTGGACTCGGCACTGAAATCGATCATCGAACTGCAGAACAAAGAGCAGCTCGGTTTCTTTCAGGCCATCACCACAAATCAGGCCACGTCGACCGACTTCGCGAAGCAACTCGGGGGCGCATCGGGTGAGGGCGGCGAGCGCGAAGAGATTCGCGCGATACAGGATACGGCGCGGGAACGCATTGCAGCGGCACGGGAAGAAGAAGACCTAGACTCGGCGAACGGTGCGCGGGCCGAAGCGCGCAATGCACTTCAGGGAAAATACACTCAACTCATCCGTCAGGCGACCGAAGAGCTTGAGATACAGCAAGCCGCAAGTAAGGCGACTCCTGGGTATGAATTCCTGCATTTCCTTGATCCCGACCGGACGAAAAACATAGAACTTGCGACTGGACTGCTCCGGTCACTCCGCGCCGAGGCGGCGTATGTCCAGAAAGAATTCGCCAACGTCGGCAAGCAGCAGGAGCTTACAGGACTCAAGGCCGAAGGCAGAGACAAGGAGCAGGGCGATCCGGCGGGAGTTGCGCGGATACGTGCCGAGGAGGCGCTCGTCCATCAGCGTGCCGAACTGAGCAAAAAGCTCATCGAGGCTTACGCCACCGAACAGCGGCAGATCGCGCAGATTCAGATCGATGGAATCACGGCCGCGGATGGCCGCACGATAGCAGGCGCGAATGCGGACATAGCCGAAGCGGAATTCAGAGAGAAACGGCTTCTCGCGATCGCGCGGCAGCAGCGCGACGACCAGATTGCATTGATACCGCAACTCGCGGCCAAGGAGAAAGTCGGGAAGGCGAAGCCGGAACAGGACGCGATCGACATCCAGGCAGGGGAGAAGATCAGCGCGGCGAATGCCGCGTTCTCGCTCACGGAACTTGAACTTGCAGCAAGTACGGTAACGAAGAAAAACGCGCTGCGTGCGGACGAGGCTTCCTGGCGGAGGCACCTGCTCGAAGAGACCGATCGTTTCCTGGACGAGCAGGCGAACAAGGAAATCGAACGCGCTGCCCGCGTACGCGAGGCGCAGGCGAAGGCCACCGAAATTCAAGCGAAGTCGCAAGGCGATAGTTCTGCTCTTGCCATCGAACGCCAGAAGCTGCTCCTGGAGCAACAGTACTCGCTTCAGGTAGGCCACACCGGCGCGCAGGAGATCGCTAACGCGAAGGCTGTAATCGAGCTCGACGCGCTTGCCCGCCAGCAGAGGATCGAAGGCGCAACGAACGCAGTTAACGCCGTTCCGAATGACGACAAGAATATCGAGAGGCGCGCGCAGCTCGAAGCCGAGCTGAAAAAGCTTCAGGACGGAGCCAACAACGCCAATATCGCGGCGAACACAAAGCTCCTCGATCTGATGCAGAAGATCAGCCTGCAGGCGCAGATCCAAAAGCAGATTTATAACTCGATCACGGAAGCGCTTCCGCAGGCGCTCGGCGGCGCGCTCGCAAAAGGGATCCTCGATCACAAGGTCGGCGAAAGCATCGGTCAGGATATCGTCAAGGCGCTTAAGGGCGTCGGGCAGAGCCTTCTCGGCGGCATCTTCACGGCGGCGATCCACAGCGCCGTGCAGTCGATCGTCGACAAGACCATAAACAAGGCCGCGAACGCCGCGAAGGCAGCGGCGGATCGCGCGAAGATCGCAGCGGCGCAAGCGCAAGCGGCCGAGACGGGCGCGAACACGACCGCTCTCGGCACCCAGACGGCGGCGGAGACCGCGAACACCGCGGCGCTCGAAGCGCTCACGGCGGCGTTGAACGCGGCGAACGGACAGATCGGCGGCGCGCCAGGCGCAGCGCCAGGCGGCCACGCGAGCACGGTTACGGTTGTCCCGACAGGCGGCGTGCCCGTCCAGGTTCCGCAAAACGCGGGCTCGGTCGGCGCGAGGGCCGAAGGCACGGCGGGGAACGTGGGCGGCGGCGTGGGCGCGGCTGCGGGCGGCATCTTCACGCGGGCAATCCAGAAGCTCGAACAGGTCATCCTTCGCGGCATCGGCGTCGACCAGAAACAGACGCAGGCGCTGAATTTCAATTCGTCCGAAATGGCGGCGAGTACCGCGTCCGCGAACGCTCAGGCGGTCCAAGTCATTGCGGCGACCAACGGCAACACCGTAGCGACGAACGTCAACACCGGCGCGGTGCTTGCCCTGACGATTGTCGTCGCGATCAATGACGCGATATCGCTTTTCTCGGGCGGCGCGGTCGCCGGCGGCGGCTCGATCTCGGCGCCTAGCTTAGTCGGCGAGAAGGGGCCGGAGATCTTCGTCCCGCACTCGCCCGGCACGGTGATTCCGAACCACGCACTGAAGGGCTACGCCGCCGGCGCGGGCCTTCACGAACTCGCCGCGCAGTATGCCGGGAAGGCTCCCGCGCACGTGCATCTGAAGGGGTTCGCCACGGGCGGCTTCCCGCCGATCGGCGTGCCCTCGATCATCGGCGAAAAGGGGCCCGAGCTTTTCATCCCGCGCGAACACGGCGCGATCGTGCCGAACCACATGCTCAAGGGCTACGCCGAGGGCGCGGGGCTCGACGCGCTGCACTCCTCGGGCGGCGCACGCGCCGGCGCGATGCACACGACGGCGTTTAGCGGCGACATGCACATCCATCTCACACAGAACAAGAGCCCGCGCGAACACGCGCAGCAGATCTTCCGCGAGCTGCCGGGCGTGGCGAAAGCGCGCGGCGCGCAGTGGAGCCCGTACTCCTAATGGCACTCAGACCTTACGTAGTTCAGTCGGCAATCGCCGGTGCGGGTCCCTTCGGAGCCTCAACGGTAAGCTGCACGTTTACCAATTCGGTAAAAGCGGGCAACGTGATTTTCGTCGTCGGCAATAACTATGCCGAATTCAATAGCGTCGTCTTTTCGTTCGCCGACAATCAGTCAAATACTTACACTGAGATTGCGACCGCGCGCGGCGGCTCGCCATCGCCCTTCAGCATTCCGTTCTCATACTGCGGCCTTCAGGACGCGTGGCTCACCACGGCATCGGCGAGCGGATCGCTAACCGTCACGCTCACTTCCTCGCTGGCGGCCAAGGGGTCGCTGTTGCTGTGCATTGTTGAGGTTTCCGGACTTATCCAGAACTGCTCAAATATGATCAGTCAACCTGGCTTCGATCCGTACCCAGTCGCGTTCGCGCCGCTGCAAGTGCCTTACGGTGCGGGCGTTATCTTGGGCGTCGTCACGGCGCAGAATAAGTTTGTTCCGCCGTGGACGGAGTATTTCATTGATGCCGGCCCTGGGTACGGATTACTTAACCAGATCAACGTCAGCGATTCGGGCGGTACGGGATTCGGCTGCACTCTGGGCGTGATTTCACGCGGTAGTCCCAGTCCTGGCGCCGTTACACCAACCGTCTCGGTCGGACCCTTTGGACCTCCCGAAAATTGGACCGCGTCGACGTTCGTGCTCGGCCCTTCGCTTCCTCCCGACTGGCTCATCGTGCAGGAGCCGCTCGGCATCGTCGACCAGTCCGCGCGGCTCTACCTCGGCGACGGCGCGAACCACTCCTTCACGCTGCAATCGCGGCAACGCGGCAGCGCGGATTACACGCTCATCGTGCGCGCCGGCGACGCATACGAGCCAACCACGGGGCAGCCGATCTGGTTATGGGATCAGAATAAAGCCGGCTTTATCAACGTCTTCTCGGGCTTCATTCAGGACTTCAAAAATCGGCAGATCGGGCTGAACGGCGACCGCTATATCGACTGCACGGCGACTTCGCTTGAGTCGGTATTCGATACGGTTTACGCCACGCCGCTGCAGTTCGTCGATAAGACCTGCGGCGAGATCGTTACCGCGCTCTATAACGCGTTCGACGTCGGCGCGCAAGTCGATCTCGGACCCAACATCAGCGACGGCGTAACGCTTCCGCTTTTCAACACGAACTACGAAAAGCTGAGCGACCTCTTCACGCAACTCGCGACGACGAGCGGCTTCGTCTGGGGCGTCGATCCGTACACGCAGAACCTCTATTTCTGTCTTCCCTCGACGGTCGCGGCGCCGCTCACGCTCACGTCGGGAAACGCGCAGTGGGACTCGATCAGTTGGGAGTATGACGCGGCGGACTACCGCAACCGCCAGGCCATGCGCCTTAGTTACGACGCGTTCACACACTCGGCCGAGTTCTTCGTGGGCGCGGGCCAAACATCGTTTACTTTGCTCCGCCCCGTCGAGCAGGTCACCAACGCTTACATCACGCTGTCGACGCCGAACATCGCGTTCGGGCAGTTCGGCGCGAACGCGATCGCCGGCGACACGATCACGATGGGGCCGGCGGCCGGCGCGTGGCAGGCAAGCCATATCTACGCGCTCAACGGCGTGATCGTCGTGAGCGGGTTCGTCCAGAAGGTGACGACGGCGGGAACGTCCGGAAGCGGCTTTCCCGCGTTCTCGACGGTCACCGGCGCGACCACAACGGATAACACTGTCATCTGGACGTGCCAGGGTCTGCTCGGCCTCGCGACCGGCGTCGACACTTACACCTTCGTCCTCGCGGCGCCTGAAATTCCGTGGGCGCCGAATACCTTCTATCTGCTGCACGCGCAGATCCTCGTCGAGATCGGCGGCGCTCAGATCGCGCAGCGGGCGACGTCGATCGTCGCGGCGGCGGTTTGGTCAGCCGTCACGGGGTACACGCTCGGCACGCAAATCTTCGACAGCGGGACGGGGACGGTCCAGGAGGCGAAGACCACCGGAGTATCGGGCGGCTCTGCGCCATCCTTCTCGGGCGTAACGGGCCATACAACCACCGACAATACCGTGACGTGGGAGTGCCTCGGACCGAACGGCGGCTCGGGTCTGACCTATCCGTCGTTCTCCGCGACCGCCGGCGCAATGGTTCTTGACGGCTCGGTCACGTGGACATCGCTTGGGCCGTGCATGGATAACCGGCAGTTCGGCCAGGTCGCGATCGGCGCGACCGCCGCGATTACGTGCCAGCATCTTGCGGACGCCATCAACTCGAACGCGGCCGTGCGCGGGCAGACCTTCAGCCTGCCGACGTGGGAAAACTCGAACGGCAACGCCATCAACGTAAGCGGCGCGACCTTTGAGTTCGAAGAGAAGGGCGCGGGCACGTCCTATATTACGGATCTGTCTTCCAGCTCGGCCGCCGGCGCGTGGACGGCTACCCACGCATATGCGCTCGGCTATTCGATCCAAGTGACCATTGCGGCGAAGGCGTACCTGCAGACGGTCACAACCGCCGGCACTTCCGGCAGTTCCACGCCCACATTCTCGTCGGTGACCGGGCACACAGTAACGGATGGCTCCGTTGTCTGGACGTGCGAGGGGCTTCTCTTTGGCTGGTTCTCCGGCGGCTCGCCCAATGTTGCCGTGACGCAAACGCAAGGTGGGACATCGCCGCAGGGCAGCGTCGGACCCAACCAGGGCGCGACGATCTCCATTCAGGTTTACGCCGTGGGCACGAACACGGCGGCGCCGTCGCTCTCCTATACGCAGGGGTCGCGAGTCGTCAATCTGGCGACGCCGCTCAATCCCGGCACGAATCTCAATGTCGAATACACGCGGCCGGACGGCAACGTGATCGAGGTCGAGGACACGGCGAAAGTGCTCGCGCTCGCGGTTCAGACCTATGGCACCGGCAAGGTGCAGCAGATCTCGGATCAAAGCTCGACGGGCCTCGTCTCGACCGACGCGGCCTCCGGCCTGATCCTCGCGCAGCAGGCCCTGGCGGCGTATTCGACCGTGCCGCTCGCGATCGAGGTGCAGCTCCTGCAGGGCGGCATTCTGCCCGGACAGGAGGTCACAATTGCGCTTTCGGGCTTCATGTCGATTATCAACGCCACTTACTTTGTCGAGGAGGTGCGCGGCGAGCTAATCCCCACGTGGCCGTACCTCGACAATCCCGTCGAGTGCCCCGGCGCGGGACATTACCGCTATTCCCTCAAGCTCATCAACATCTCTCAGATTGCCTCTTACATGGATTTCTGGGAAGGCTTCGGCGGCGGCGGATCGGGTTCGGGTGGAGGAGGCGGCGGCGCGGGCTCGTCGCTCGTCGCGACGTCGGGCGGCATCCAGAGCACGGCCGGCACGGCGCTCACGGTTGGCGGAGCCGAAGTTAAGACCGCGAGCTACGCGGCGAAATCGACGGATTATGGGCAGCTTCTCGTCTTCAATTCAGCGACCTCGATCACGTTGACATTGCCTACATTGCCCTTCGTCCCTCCGTTTTTGCAGTGGTGGATCGAGGTGCAGAACATCGGCGCTGGCATACTGACGATCAACCGTAATGGCCTGCTGATCGACGGCGTTGCAGCGAACCTGACACGCGGCAAGAACGGCGGCGTCATTATCACGAGCGACGGAACGAACTTTTTCACCGAACGCGGCGGCCCGCTGATCAGGACCAACGGGACCGTTAATCTCGACCAGGGAACTCTCGATCTCACACCAGGAATCGGCATTACCGTCGTCGAGAGTTCGCCCGGCATCGTCACGATCAGCGCCACGACTACAGCGGTCACGAAGGTTGCGGCGGGCTCTGTGACGCTTGGCACCGCCGCGATCTCGGCGGGCGCGGCGGCTGCCACCGTAACTATGGCCGCAACGGGAACGCTCGTGGGCGACCTCGTCGTGATGAGCTTTGAGGCGGACCCCACCGGCATAGCTGGATATACGCCTGGCGCAATGCTCTCGATCATCGGGTATCCCACGAACGGCTTCGTGAATTTTATCGTCGTCAACAATACCGGATCGACCATCACACCGGGCGCGCTGACAATCAATTGGATCGTGGAGAGATGAGATGTTGAGCTGCTTACCCTGGCCCGGGCCCGGAGGCGGAGCCGGAAGCACTCCGTTCACGCCGATTACGCTGCTTTCACACGCGCAGGCGATCGCCAACGCTACATCCGTCACGACGGGCGCGATCTCGACGACGGGCGCGAGCCTGATCGTGGTAGCCGTCCAATTCTATAGCGCGAGTTCGACGCCGTCATTGACCGACTCCGCCGGCAACACATGGACGCTCATCAACGTTGGATCGGGCGGCTTCGCGGTTCAGTACAACGCGCTTTTCTATTGCGCATCCCCGGCGACGAGTGGAAGTCACACGTTTACAGCTACGGCAAGCATCGGCTTTGCACAGCCGGGCATTTGCGTAACAGCTTGGAATAATACCGCGGCTTCGCCTCTGGTGGGAGCCAGCTCGGACTCCACCGCTTCGTTCTCGACGACGCAGCCAGGTTCGATCACTCCGCCATCAGGCCGATGCCTTTTCGTCACGGGCGCAGCGCAGGGCGCAGGAACATTAAATACGCCGACAGGATTTACACAGTCCGACCAAGGAACTACGGTCAGCGGATGGTCATATCAGACGTGTTACTTGGTGGAGGGAGGTTCAGCCATCGCACAGAACCCGACTTTCACCAATAGTTTTAATTGGATCTCGATCGGTATGGCGTGCTTCACGCACATTTAATCACTCCGCGACGACTAACAAGCATGGCACTTGACGTAGAAAGCAAATCCACCCTCGACGAGGTGGTCGACCGCGCGAAAGACGCGGCACAGCAAACGCTCGCCGAGGCCGCGACGGACGGAACCGCGCTGGTCTCCGAGGTCGCGAAATCCGCGAACGCGATCGAGGACAAAATCATCGCCGCCGTCGAGCCGCTTTTGGCTGAGATCCAGCTCGCGAACGACAACCTCTCGCGCCTGGTCGCGGTGTTCGAGAAGATCGCCGGCGGCGTGAACGTCGCGTTCGGAGGCGCGAAGTAATGGCGACCGCGCTCGGCGTTCTCTCGCTCATCGCCGCGGGCTTGCCTCTCGCGGAAGAGATCTTCGATTCGATCAAAACCGGCATCGAAGCCGTGAACAAAACGAAGGTCGCCGGAGCGAAGCTCACCGCCGAGCAGGCCGCGGCGGCGAACGCGAGCGCCACGCAAATCGCGCAGGTGTCGCTCGCATCGAAGGTGTCGAGCGGGAAGATCGCGCAGGCGGCCGTCTCGGCCGCGATTCCCGACGCTAAGGCGTTTTCGGCGCTCGTCGAGATGTCGTATCAGATGCCGCTCGCGAACGCCGCGGCGAAGCCCGCCGCGTCAACGGGGAGTATTTCGCCCGCGCAGCAGGCGCTTCTTAACGCGCTCGTGGCGGCGATTCTTAATCCGGCGTAGCCGCAACAAGAACAAGTTGAGGAGCGGGGACTGGTCTCCGCGAGGCCAGCTTCCTTCCGACCTCGACCATAGGCGCTTCGAGGAGATGGTAAGCGAGAACCGGCCCGGCCACCATCAGCAGCGCGAAGACGGCCCAGCGCGCGGCCATCGGAACAGACAGCCGGTAGAACGCCAGCCACATGATGGGAAAGTGCAGCAGGTAGATGCCGTACGAGTACTTCGCGACGTAGTGGGCAGCTTTGGTTACGGCGGAGACGCTCATCTCCCGGAACAGGGGAAGCATCAGGCCGATCAGCAAGCAAAATAGATATTCACGGAAAATCAAATCTGGCGAACCCGTACTCCCGAGAATCACATATCCCGCGATGAGGGCAGCAACCGAGCACGGGAACAATACGGGAGCCAGGAAGCCGGCGCGCTCACTCGTTCCTCGATAGGCAATCGCTCCACAAAGAAAACAGGGAATGTAGGCTAGCCAATAACCATCGAAACCCAAGACCAGCGGAATGGTTGTCCCTATGGTCGCACTGGCAAACCAGAGCGCGAGCGCGGCGCTCATCGTATTGTTTTTCCTGAGCGCGAGGAACACCAGGGGCAGGAACGCGTACATCAGCATCTCGTGGGGCAGACTCCACAGCGGCCCGATAATGCTACTTCTGCCGCCGCCCTGTATCAAGAGCAGATTCGCGAAAATGCGGGCGGTGGAAACTTGGAGAAATGTATAGTTTGGGACGTACGGGATCTTAACCAGCAGCACCAGGACGACCGTGAATACGCTGAGCGGGTAAATCCTGAAGATCCGCCGCACATAGAAAGCCGCCGTCCCGGGGCGTTTCTGGAGGGACATCAGTAGCACCAGGCTGGTGTGAACAAAGAACAGCAATACCCCGACGTGGCCCAGTCGGTCGACACTTAAGAGCTTTTCCGGATGAAGTCCACCCCCGCGTAAATGCGAGACAAGCACGCACAGCACGGCGACCGCCCGCAGGACATCAAGATTACGATTCACAGGTCCTCGTTTCCTCTTTCCGCGCCCGTTTCCGGGTACACCACTACTATATGCTGTTGTAGTAAGTAGTGCAAGAGTTATTTCGCATTCTTTTTGGCCTCAAGCGCGAGCGCCTCTCCGACCGTAATGCCGCGCCGTGTCCGGTTGTACTTGCGCATAAGATCCCTCAAGTTCAACGCCTCTTTCAGTTTCGGATCGCCGCGCCGACGATCCGTGTGCGAAGCGCCCAGCATCCTGCAATAGCTCCGAACCCCGGTATAGGTGGCATCGCGCAATGCGCTTCGTTTCGTCTTCGAGATGGCAATCCTAAGCGGAAGATGATCGAAGCCCGGAAGTAATATCTGTTTACGCTCGTCTTTGGCCCTGGCTGCGCGCTCAGCCCGAATCAGCCTCACGAAGTGATTTAGTAAAAGTTGGCCGCTCAGCTCACCAATAAAGTTCGGATCGGCCGTCGAAATCAAACGCGGCGCGAGTTGGACGGCGGGGAGCTTGGGCTCCAGAATAAGGCTGTCGCGAACCGCTTCCTCCGCCGTCGCCTGCAAGCTCTTCATGTCACCCTCCACGGCTCCGCGGAGCCGTCCAGCAGTCAAATTGACCACAGTCTGTATTTGTGAAAAACAGTGCTACTTACCCGCCCTGTACTTTTGCATCGCGATCCGCTTCTTGCACTTCGCGCACACTCCGCAGGCGCAAGTAGGAGCGCGCCCGCCTGAACGATTCACCACCAGCGCGGAGCGCCGCCGCCCAACCTCTGAATACAACTCGGCATCGGGAATAGATGCCAGATCGATCTTCTTCGCCACGAAAATAAGTTACCACAACTTCAACATGTAGTAATCTTTTCTCTTGACTACAACTCCATGACGTTGTAGATTAGAAGAGTACCAAGCAAGACGGCGAAAGCCGCAAAAGGGAGTAAACACCAGATGGCAACACAGTTCACCGCATACAACGAATACATGGCCGCGTTCGACGCCGAACAACGCGCTCGCGCTCGCTCGGCCGCGTTCCTCACGG